ACTACACCGACGCCGTCGATGCCCTCCCCAACGCCATCCACTCCTTCGGCGCCAAGGAAGCCACCGCCCTCACCTCCCAGTCCTTCATCAACGACAACATGTTCAACGATGCCGCCGCTGTTGACGTCAACGGTCCCGGCTGGTGGCAGGGTGCCCCCGCCGGTGCCAACGGCGGCATTGGCCCTAATGCCGTCTGGCTCTCTGCCCCCAACTTTGCCGGTGAAAACCAGCAGGGTTACATGGGTGTTGCCCCTAGCCCCGGCACTTATGGCTACCTTGAGAACTCCGGCGTCTCCGATGCCGGCGCCTTCGTCCTCGCCGAAACCGCCCTCCTCCTCCACTGCTGGGGCAACAACCCCGTCGTCACCGCCAAGCTCCAGCTTAACGGCCAGGACCGCTTCTCTGAGCGTGAGGGTTCCTACTTCGACACCGTCCAGCCCTACCAGCACCACACCGCAACCCCCAACACCGGTATCAACGTTTACTCGTTTGCCCTTCGCCCCGAAGAGCACCAACCCAGCGGGAGTTGCAACTTCTCTCGCATTGACAACGCTACTCTCCAGCTTGTTCTCTCCAACGCTACCGTTGAGGGTGTCAAGACTGCCAAGGTTCGCGTCTATGCTACCAACTACAACGTTCTCCGTGTCATGAGTGGCATGGGTGGCCTTGAAGCCGCATGCTTAGCACTGATGATGATCGTGCTGGCTGTGAACAAGGGCCGAAAAGCAGTATGCCATGGTAAAGTGAGCTCTTACCTTGGAAAACCATTTATGTCCTCACCATCATCTGCCTTGATGATATGACTAACTGCTAGTGATTCCGACTTGTTGCCGTCGGAGTTGCAACACATCTTGTTGTTCGGGAAACCCCTTAGAGCCTTTTCTACCAAGCTCATCTCCGAAAGGAATGAGTGGCCAAGAGTAATGAACTTGGGTACGGTAATAATGAAAAGGATTGGGCAATCCGCATGCTCACTACCTAAAGACGATAGTAACACGCTAGTCAACGGTAGGGCGTCAGAGACTGAACGGATGTGGGTCGTTAATGAAGGTTTAAGCAACCTGAAACGGCTTAAGATACAGTCCTCCCTCTAGGGAAACTTAGGGGAATAAGAGTGCTTACAGCAATTAAATTGCATGGCGCTTCACAAAATATAAAAATTCATGTTATCTATTGGATAATATGAACAGTCAAGGGTGTGCATACTATGCACGCCCTTTTTAATACATGTGCAAAGGGTGTTCATACTATGTACTCCCTTTGCGCACCACCGACGGTGGTGTAAGCAGACATCACGAACCCCATCAAATCTTGAATATAATGTGTAAAACAACTTAAACAAAAGGGGTGGTTAACTGGTATAACACCCTAGTCAATTACAACAAATGGACATTGTAAGGGCATTCAATTCAAATGAATTACATACTGAAATTGTGATAAAAGGCACAAGCGATAAACCGTTGTTTCGCGCAAGTGATGTCGGAGTTGTATTAGACATAACCACAATTCGTTCTGTAATAAGAGACTTTGACGACTCTGAAAAGATAGTGCATACTATGCAGACCATTGGAGGTTTACAAGAAGTGACATTTCTCACCGAAAAAGGATTGTATAAGGTGTTATTCAGATCACGAAAACCAATTGCCAAAAAATTTCAAGATTGGGTGTTCGAGGTGGTAAAAGAAATTCGGTTGCATGGCATGTATGATTTGAAAAAAGAAATGGAAAAAAAAAATGATGAAATTCAGCAATTGGAGGACAAGCACAAGCAGGACATTGAACAGCAAAAAATCACGGAACGTGAAAAAGTATTATTGAAAGAATATGCGTCCGTTGGTTCAATCGTTTATGTCATCCGGGTGAAAACACTGGATGATGGAAAATACATTGTGAAAATTGGCGAAAGTCGCAAAGGGATAACTGGACGATACACTGAACACAAAAAAAACTACGAGGAGTGCACCCTGCTAGACTGCTTTGCGGTTGGCCGAAGCAAAGATTTTGAGCACTTCATTCATCATCATGAAATTGTAAGGTTGAACAAAGTGACTGATTTGCAAAACCATGAAAACGAGAATGAATTGTTTCTGATTGGTCAGAATTTGACATACGACCAATTGAATCATCTCATGACATCCAACGCAAATCATTTCAACAATGATGATATTGCAAAAATGGAACTTGAGAATGAAAAATTGAAGTTGTTGCTTGAAGTGAATAAAACTGATAATCCCAATGTATTTGTTCAACAATTGATGAAGATGGTGCAACAACAATCATGCCAAATAATTAGTCTTGAAAAAACTGTCAATGCTTTGTGCGAAAAAATCAATGCAACGCAAATCAAAACCACAACTGGGTTCAATGAACCATTGGTCACGCTGGGTCCACGACTTCAAAAAATCAATCCGGACACGATGCAAATCATTCGTGTGTATGAAAGCGCATCCGAAGCAATGAAGGAAAACCATGATATCAAGCGTCCGAGTTTGAACAAGGCGGTGGTTGAAAACACGGTGTATCATGGTTACAGATGGGCGTTTGTGGACAGAGAACTTGACGCAAACGTGATCCACAACCTTCCACCAACAAAAAAAACAAAACAACAAAATTTAGGATACGTTGCGCAGTTGAATGAAACCAAAACCGAAATTTGCAATGTTTACATTGACCGAAAAACCGCCGCGCATTTCAACGGGTATGAGTCTGCGTCTGCGCTTGACAATCCGGTGAAACAATTCACAATGACAAGAGGGGTTTACTACAAATTGTATGACCAATGCGACGAAGCGTTGCAAATCGCATTTGAACAAAAAATAAAGGGAAAACCGTTGTTGTATAAGAACGGAGTGCATCAATGCGATTTGCAAAATGTGGTTGTGAGGGAATTTGAGTGCAAATACGATTGCATGAAAGCACTTTCAATGAGCGACAAAACATTGACAAAGGCACTCACGAAGGGCATTCAATACAACGGGCACATTTTCAAAGAGGTGGGAAGCAAACTAAAATGCATATGATTTAATTAATGTATCAACACAATGTAATGTCAAATGCAATACATTGTTCCTTTAAAAATCGCATGCGCGCTCCTAATTTTAATGCTCGTTTCGGCTGCCGTGCAAAACCGATTCGGTGCCGAGCAAAATCAAGACAATGCATCAGATCATGATGTGCCCATTGTGTCCACGCCGTTCAAAAACTTATTTGACGATCAAGGCAAGCCGTTGAGTGTGATCCTGATTGCGGCCCCCTTTCGCACTGTGGAGGACGAGCAGGCGTACGAGAAGTATCGGAGCCAAGGGCTCTCCTTTTGCGGCATATCCAGCTACATCAATTTCCCCGGCCACATTGAGAACCCGCACGAGGACCGCTTCCACGAGGAGCGCGGGCACGACTATCCCGCCATGGTGTCGGCGTGGCTGCACTGCTTTAGGGACCCGCCCACCAATTTGCAGAAGTCGGGGCTGCCGCTCATGCTGCTTGCCGAGTCGGATTTGAAGGACGCCGACGCGTACAAGCCCGACCCCACAATTGCCAAGGAATACGACTTCATGTACGTGTGCCTGCAGGACAACGACAAGTGCGAGCCGGGGTGGCAGTCGTACAATCGGAACTGGGACCTGGCCAAGCAGTGCCTGGAAATCATGTGCGGCGAGTTCGGCCTGCGTGGCGTGCTGGTGGGGCGCACCAATTGCGAATTCACGCGGAAGTGCAACGGCATCGTGAAGGTTGTCCCGTTCCTGGAATTTGACGCGTTCCAAAAAGAGATGCAAAAGTGCCGCTTCCTGTTTGTGCCGAATGTGGCGGATGCCTCGCCGCGTGTCATCACGGAGGCCATTTGTTATGACATGCCCGTGCTCGTGAATCGCAACATCTTGGGCGGCTGGCACTACGTGGAGCCCGGCGTCACGGGCGAGTTCTTCATGAGTAAGAATGACGTGAGGTCAGCCCTGCGCAGCATAACAACGAATTTAAACGCGTATGCCCCCCGCCGGCACTTCATGCGGCACCATGGCAAGCACCGCGACGGCCGGCGCCTGGCCGTATTTCTCAAGCAGCATTACCCCACCCTGAACAACAAGCACATGAAATACGCCACGATCACGATCTGATGACAAATTCATAATAAAATATAAATAAATTGTATAATTCATTGTAATTAATTCGGATACTCAAGGCAATTCATGTGTTTTTCGGAACGAATTTCTCTCGGTTTCGGCGTAACAGGGATTGCTGCGGCGCTTGTCGTTTACGCGCGCACCAAGAATGCGTGTGCGTCCATCGGACTTGGGTATTTTGCACTGATGGAAATCATTCAGTATTTTCAATACAAGGTGATTAACCAATGCAACAACAAAACCAACCGATATTTAACAATCCTCGGATACATCCACATTTGTTTCCAGCCGTTGTTTTTCAACCTGTGGCTGTTTGCATTCACGGTGAAGCCGATTGTGCAGTATTTGTATCTCTCGTTTTTTGGAGGACTCATGCTGGCATCGCGTTTATTTTTTGTGAACAACAACAACAACAACAACAACTTGTGCAATCCATTAAATGAGCCGTTGTGCGGCAAGCGAACCTGCTCCGTATCGGGGGAACGGCACATTGCGTGGAACCTGCGTTTGCGCGCGCCGGATTGGGTCACTCCCAGCATTTCGCTGCATTTATTTTTGTGGATTTTTCCAGCGCTCTCCATGTTTCAATTGAAACCGTTGATGGCGATTTTGCTTACTGGGCCATATTTTGGATATCTATTGACAAACAACATCCACGAACGGCCGGCAATTTGGTGCTACACATTTATCATGCAAGTGATTGTCACGGGCTGGTTATTGCTGCGATAGACGACAAATACTATATGAAATGCATTTAAAGCCACATGCATTTAATTCAAATAACCCGAAAAATTGAAAGGTTGTCCGTTTTTGACAGCATTTCAACAGTTCAACAACAGACAACAGACAACAACAACAACAACAACAATGCAGTCCACATCAAGCATGAATGGAGGAAGGCCGCCCGTTGGAAAGAATGCCGGCAAAAACAAGAAGAAGCGGGCCAACAAGAAAAGGCGTGCGGCGGCAAAAGCGGGAACAGGATCCGGAACCATGACGTCGCAACTTGGCGCAGGTCGTGCGACGGTTCCGCAGTGGTGCAAAATTGACATTGACCAAGTGGCAAACCACGCCGGTGGGTTTGTCTGGAAATTGTCCGACCTGGACCACGCCAGGCGCTACTTGATCATGGGCGCCAAGGACAACGGCAACTACTACCAGACCAGCGAACAAGTGTCAACCGAGTGCAACACGGCCATTATCCGCGTGATTCGCAGCAAAAATCCGGACGATTTCAAACAGTTGTGCACAATGATTGAGGACATCTCGGTCCGGGGACTGGCTGCGCGCCAAGAGCCGACGCTGCTGTCCCTCGCGGCGGCCATCGTGTTTGCACCCAGCGTGGAGAAAAAAGTCATGGCACTGGCACTGGTTCCCAAATGTGTGCGCATTCCGACACACGTGTTCATGCTGGCTGGCTACGTGACGGACTTGTCGCAGTGCAAGCCCGGAAAGGAGAAGGGCAAGGGCTGGGGGAGCGGGTTTCGGAAAGCGCTGAGCCAGTACTACACTTCGCGGCGTGGTCTGGAGCTGGCGACGGCACTCACCAAGTACAAGAACCGCGAAGGGTGGCGCCATGAGGATTTGCTGCGCATGTTGCACGTCAATCCCGCGTCACTCAAGGACGACGGCGCGCGATTGGTGTTCAAGTTCGTCTTTGCATGTGCCAGGGGGGAGAAGGACTTCATGCGCAAGCTGCTGGCCGACATCATCGCCGCAATAACGCAGGAGCGGGCCATGCAGCTGCTGGACACGCCCATTCCGGTTGCGACCAAAGCGAATGCGACCGGAAAAGCGAATGCGACTGGAAAAGCCAAGGCAGCCAAGGCACCCGCAAACGCGACCAAAGCGAATGCGACCGGAAAAACGAACAGCATCCTGTCTGGATTCAAATCGGCGATTCAAACCGTCTTCGGCGGCGGATCGGCGAAAGTTGAAGCAAAGAACCCGACCAAGAAAACGCAGATCAAATTCCAGGAGACACATGTGACCGAAGCGTCCCGAGCGGCAAAGGTTGAGATTGCGACATCGGCATTTGGGTGGAGGCGCATGTTCATGAACCGCGTGCCGACTGGCGGGTTCACGATTTCGCTGGAGTTTCCACCTGGAACGCACGACTTCAAATTCATTGTGGACGGCGTGTGGCAGTGTGATCCGAGCAAACCGATGCACAAGACGGGCGAGCACGAAAACAACTACATCGTGATCAGCGAAGATCAGGATCAGGATCAAGAGGCAATCAAGCAAGAGCATTCTTCTCCTCCCCGCGACCTCATTGAGACCGCCATCTACTTGCAGGCTGTCATGGAGATTGAGGCCTGTACCACGAGCGTGGCCGACCTCTACAAAGCCATCAATCTGGTGCGGGAACATGGCTTGGTGCGCGAGCAGATTCCCACGCACTTACTGAACAGTTCAGAACTTTGGACGGAGCTGTTGAAGTCAAAGGGCGCCAATGGCAAGCAGGCCGGAATGCCGCTGGAGGCCCTCACTCGCAATCTGGGAAAGCTGTCGTCGCTGCCGAATTTCATGGGGCCAAACACGGATTTCATCTGCGCCCGACTTTCATCCGAGGAGGACATTCAACGTTCGCGCATTCACCCGTTCAAGGTGTTGATTGCTTCCAGAATCTACGGCATGGGGAAGGCAATGAAGGGCGCACTGGCATGGACGGTGTCGCCACGAGTGCGCGACCAACTCACGACCACCTTCCTGCGTTCGTTCAAGAATGTGGCACCCACGGGCAAACGCTACATGGCCGCACTGGACGTGAGCGGCAGCATGGATATTGCCTGCATGGGATGTCCCGCCATCAGTTGCAGGCAAGCATCCGCCGCGCTGGCGCACATGCTCTACGAAACCGAGCATAATGGCGGCGGCCATGTCTACGTGCGCGGTTTCACTTCATCAATCCCCGGGTACGGATCCACGCTCACCACAGACAATGGGTTCCGCAACTTTGACCATCTGGTGAAGCGCGGCATGACGCTGGACCAGTTCATCCAGGCAACCAATGCACCATACGGCGCCACCGACTGCTCGCTCCCCATGCTTCGTGCGATGGAGGAAGGTCTGAACGTGGATGTGTTCATCGTGATGACGGACAGCGAGACGTTTGCGGGCAAAGTGCACCCCCAGGTTGCGCTGGAAGAGTACCGCAAGAAAGCCAACAAGCCAGACGCGAAGCTGATTGTGGTGGGAATGACCGCGAACAACTTGACCATCGCCGATCCGAACGACCGCAACACGTTGAACTTGGCGGGCTTTGACGCGTCAATGCCGGAAATCATCGCCATGTTCGTGCGCGGGGAACTCTAATCAGAAAACCTACGGACCGGGGAACTACGTGCCAAGCATTGCGCCCCGCACCCCTCCTCCGAACCTTTCCCTCATTTAGTAAAATAAAAACAAAAACACAAGGAGAGGTAAGGACACAACGGCTCGGCACACAACGGCTCGGCACGAGACGTGCCTTGACGAGACGTGCCTTGACGAGACGTGCCTTGACGTGAGTTCTCCTAAAAAAATATATTTTTTAGTTATTTATTCTATAATTAATAAATAATTAATAAATAGTAACATGGCGGAACCATTTAAATTTGATGTAACATTCGAAAATGGATCCTTTAAAATAAAAAACGGTCGCTATGTATGTTTAGAATTTGAATTCATTGAAGACGAAGACGAAGCCGATGATGGCACTGTATTGTATATTTCAAAAATAGTCAAATGTGGCGACGGCATGCCACTCACTCGCGAAATGATAAAGTTGATTGAAGACATGGCAAAAACCATTCCGGTTCCGCCTTGGTCACGCGTCAAATACATAAAATTGGAGGATGGTTCATCCATAAATGTATGTGCTGGGCAGAGTAGCAGTGGTATGAACATTGATTTGCGTTATCTAAAAATTTTAACGACTGGCGAATCATGGTATAATTCCTTCGGTTATAAATCAGTAAATCATCATGCCAATGTGGCACATAATGCAGATATCATAAATCAACCGATGGACGAGTTATTATCTAAATTGGTTGTCCAGGAATACATTGACCAGAAATACATAAACAAATTCAAAGCGAGGTTTCCTGAATTGAATACCGCCGACTTGACGGTCAAGGAATATGTTACAGCGATGTCGAAGGCGGTTCCAAGGTCTGGAACTAGAAGCTGCACAAAAGACCAAGAAAAAAGGACGAGGTTATTATTCAATTTAGTTTATTATATTGGTATGAGTGAGATGTTAGAATACGATTTTAGATTACAAAAAAAGGTTAAACGGGGTCCAACACCCAGAGCTTCACCCAGTGCTTCTCCCAGAGCTTCTCCCAGAGCTTCACCCAGAGCTTCTCCCAGAGCTTCACCCAGAGCTTCTCCAAATGCTGGGGGTGGCGCAAAAAGAACCCTGCGAAAATCACGCAGAAACCCAAGAAAAACAAGAACTCGCAAATGCATAAAACGCCAAACGGCATAGCGCACGAATGCATGGGAGGGAGGGAGCGCCAAGTGTGAAAAACCTACATTTTCCATAAAAATTGATTTTGACTGAATTGACGTGTGCATAAGTCAAATCAAAATCAATTACCGGACCATGGCAGCCGAAGTGATCTTTTTCACAATCATGTTCGTCGTCTTTGTGGGCTACATATGTGTCATGCATTTTATAAAACGAAATGAATGACAACTTGTATTTAGATTATTTGGGCATTGGCATTTGCACATGCATTTGCACAGGCATTTATACAGGCAAGTAAGATTTAACTGGTATTATTTTTTGAGGAAACCAATCATGATAAAATATATTTAAATTATAAACTTCAATAGCCGGATTCCATATCTTGACCCAATCTGATAAGCAGGAAGATGTTTTTATTACATAATTGCAATTACTTAACGCCAGACTATCTATCATAGCTTCTTTCGCTCTGTCTATGTTATTATCAGTTTTCAAGTGCAACGGGTGATTGTCGTTGCTCCGCAAAGAATTTGTGAATACCAACTTTTTTTCTGAAAAAAAACTTGTATTTTTTATATCTGTTATAAAAGTTTCATCATCCGAAATTATAAAAATGGTGTCAAATTCATTTGTTGACAGGAAAGATGTAATGTTTTTAACAACATCTTCTTTTGATATATAAGAAGCTTCACTGCCCAATTTGTCTGTTCCTCTAAAATGAATGCCTAATGTTTTTGCACCAAACTCTTTCTTAATGATTTCAACCGCTTGCAAAATGTCTTCTGAAATATCAAAATATTCAAAGAAAATATCATGCGCCATAACACACTCATTATGACTATACTTATATGAGTGCGTTTGAGTAAGGACTTGCAAAGAAATCGCACCGTTTGATATTGTGGTTATTTTTTTTGGTTTGATTATTTCAGGGAAAATTAAACCATATGTAGTATGTATATCCCAATTCGGGTAAATTTCATGTTTTTTCAAAAAAGGCAAGATCTCAAGAATCCATGTTAAAGTAGCACCGAACAATCCATTCCCAACAAACCCATTCACTGTTCCAAATTTTTGTGGCGGGGCCGGGGTCGTAGCTACTAACTGCAGATCTCTCGGCTGGTTATCCATGCATTTTGAAATATCAAAATAAAATAAAACATTCAACCCACCCATTCAAATCAAAATCCTGCTTAGTCCCCAAGCAGTTGGTTTATAATAAAGCCAAACCACCCAATGATGAGGATGAAGAGTTAAATGTGTCTTGAATTTCACGTCCAACGTGCCAACGTAGGTGGAAAATTACATGTTTTGATACGCGGGAACGATGGTGGACCCCACCACGATTTGCCGGTTTCCGCCGCTGGTCGTCAGCACGGACCCGCCGCCGGATTGGAACCCGCTGTTCAGCGCGCCTTTTTTTCGTGGAGCCGTGCAGCCGCCCGCACGACACCGCTGCAGTCGCGTGTTCCGAATGGTGTTATCGTTGCTTCTAAACGCCAACGGAACTCCAGCGGCGTTGATGGAGGATTGACCGATTGCATTATTTCTTTTTCTCTCAATGTAGAGTTCGGTGTCATGGTTTTGACCGGCCCATTTCTTGGAGCCGCCCTGGCAGTACGCGCTGTTTGCCGGGCTGGCATAATTTGCGCCGCCTAAAGTGCGCAAGTACACGGCGCGCCCCATTGCGAAATCGTTGCCGCCGTCGCTCGGGTAAAATTTGGCGGGCATGGCCGACGGGGCCGACAGAACCGCGTTGTTGCCAGCTTGCTTAATTAGAATGCCTTGATCCGCTGGACCGGAGAATTGCGGCGCAATAGGATAATACACGAATTTCACCATTATATACAATTAATATAATGGAATGTTTTATTTTTCATGGTTGTTGTTGTTGTTGTGTTGTTGTTGTGTTGTTGTGTTGTTGCGATGTTGCGATTTTAATGCGATATTAAAACCGGCGCACACGACGCCACGCGCTTTGGGAGGCGTTGCTTGCGTCCCCGCCGAACGACTTGTCGTTGTAAGTGCGGTTGATGGCTTGGTTCTTCTTAAAGGTCGTGTAGTCGGAGCCGTCGTACACGTACTTCACGTTGCAGGTGGACGAGGGAATGCCCGTGCCGTCGTTGGTGGCCTGCACGTGCCCCGCAAACATTTTAAAAGAACCCACTGATGAGCTGCGCACCACGCCCTGCACTTGATCCGACCCGCCCGACACGTAATTTTGACGTCCTAAATAATCGCCCGCGTTGTTCACCAACCGAAACGGGGTGGTGACCGGCTTGCGACCATTCACGACGCCTGATGCGTACTGCCCGTTCCAGGCCTGCCTGAGCAAAAGGCGGTCCATGCTGCGTTCGTTGCCGCCCTCCATCCCGCTTCCGCCGTGCGTTCCAGCACCGCCACCCAGCAGCGCGGGCGAATATCCGTTGTAGCCGCCGCCCAAATTGCTGGGCTGGCTGTTCGGAGACACAAACGAGTTCGGGTTCCGAGTCACGCCCGACATGGCAGAAGAGTAACCGATTGACGTCGACATAATGTGATAAAGTTCGTGGGTTGATTAATATAATATGACACGATATAAAAAAATACATTTGCCATGGTTTTACTAAATGTGTTTTTTTGTGCATTGTGTGCATTGTGTGCATTGTGTGCATTGTGTTATTCCGTCATGATGCGCGGAGCAATATTCATGGTCTGCAGTTCCTGAAACAGCAGCTTGCACGCGTATGGGATTTCAACATACGCAAACTCCGTGCGGTTCTCGCACATGTGGCAGCAGTGTATGCCCATTTTGTCGTTCACTGCAGCAATCATGCCGCACCGTTTGCACACGTAGACCTGATACTTGTCCGACGAATCATACATGCGCCCGCGCGTGAATCGGGACGCCCCGTGCGCCACCATGCTGTCGCGCTCCATTTCGCCAAACCGGTGACCGCCATCTCGGCTGCGCCCCTCCGCCGGCTGCCGCGTCAAATTCACCATGGGCCCGATGGACCGGCTGTGCTGCTTGTCGTTGACCATGTGCTTCAGTCGCTGGTAAAACGCGGGACCGATGAAGACGCTGGTCTCAATCTGCTCGCCGGTCAGCCCGTTGTACATGAGCTGGTTGCCGTTGCACTCGTACCCCAGTTTGAACAGCTCTTTTCGGATGGTCTCAATGTCCAACTCGCCGAACGACGTGCCGTCGCCGAACAACCCCAGCTCCACTAAAACCATTCCCAGCAGCGTTTCTTTCAGCTGGCCAATCGTCATGCGCGACGGAATGGCGTGCGGGTTGATGATGATGTCGGGACGCAGCCCCTGCGCCGTAAACGGCATGTCGTGTTCCGGAATGATGTTGCCCAGGGTGCCTTTCTGCCCGTGCCGCGAGCTGAACTTGTCGCCCATCACCGGTTTGCGCAGCGTCCGAACCTTCACTTTGCAAATGCAGTATCCATCCCCGTTCCGTTCCAGGAATGTGCGATCAACGTAGGACTCCTCCTGCGTGCGATACGCCCGGCTCTGGTCTTCAAATTTAATGATTTTCGTGTGATCGTTGCGATTGATGGGCACCACTTTTGCAATGATGATGTCGCGGTTTTCCACCAGCGTGTTTTCCGGCATGACGCCCTTGGCGTTCACCTTGCCGTAATTCCCGAATTTCATGCCCTTGGTTTTGGCCGGGTCCGGCTTGCAGCGCACCTCTTCGTCGCCGTTGACCTTCTTGTCTTCGTCCTTCTCGGTGTGGTAAATCACCGTCTGAAACAACCCGCGGTCAATGGAGCCTTGGTTCATCAGCACGCTGTCCTCCTGGTTGTAGCCCGTGTGCGTCATGATCGCCACAATCACCGGCCCGCCCGACGGAATCTGGTCCAGCTTGATCATGCCCATGACGCGCGTGTCCACCAACGGGCGCGCGGGATACGTCATGACGTACGCCGTCTTGTCCATGCGCTTGTCAAAGTTCGTCACGTACATGCCCATCGCCTGCTTCGCCATGGCCGACTGGTACGTGTTCCTCGGCGACTGGTTGTGCTCCGGGAACGGAATGCAGGACGCAATCACGCCAAATATGGTGCTGGGATGAATCTCGCAGTGCGTGTACTTGTATTTGAACGCGTCGTCGCGCGGGGTGTACAGGTCCGATGGCTTCATGGCAATCATGCTGAAGTTCTGCTCCTCCGGATCAATGTATTCAATGACCGCGTTGTCAATCCGCGCATCCGTGAGCAGGTCGTCCCACACCAGGTCCTTGGTTCGCAGCCGCCGGATGATGTCGCTGGTCACGTAAAGCCCACCGGTTGCCCCGTTCACGCGCAACACCGGGCGCGTGATGCGCCCCGCATCCGTGCAAATCCGAATTTCGTTGGTGCGGTAGTTGAACACGACCGACGTGTAAATGTTGATGATTCCGCGCGTTTTTTTGTCCTTGAAATCGGCATACAGCTTTGGCGCGTCCACGGCGACCCCGATCCAGGCCCCGTTCACGAACACCTTCACTTGCGCGTGCATTTGCGCGTGGGTCGCATCCTCCAGTGCAACAATGTAGGCCCGTATTTGTTCGCGAATATTGTCCGAGCTGCTCACAGTGGTGATGTGCGTCATGTAGCTGAGATTCTTCACCACACCCACGCTGCCGCCTTCGGGCGTTTCGGCCGGACACAGGAACCCCCACGTGGTGTTGTGCAGTTTGCGCGGCGGAATCAGCTTGCCGCTCTTGTCAATCGGCGTATTGATGCGCCGCAAGTGGCTCAAGCTGGAAATGTAAGTGAGCCGATTCAACACTTGCGCAACGCCGACTTTCGTGGAGCTCACGTTCTTGATGCCAAAGTCGCCCGTGGAAAGCGCCTTTTTGAGCCCGTTCTCAATGGTGGACGACTTGATGAGTTTGCACACGTTTGTGCTGTTTATGATGCTCAAGTAGTCGTCCGTGGAGCGCCACGACCCCGTGTTGATCTCCCGGGTCACTTGTTTCGTCATGTCCTTCACCACCTTGTTGAAGTAGTTGCGAACCAGATTGTTCAGCAGCGCGCCGGTCGTGTCCACGCGTTTGTTCACGTACGAATCACGGTCATCTTGGCGCGAAACATCGTTGCTGATGCTCGCTCCAATGAGGCGGTTTGCCATGTAGCCCAAGAAATGCACCCGCTGCGAGGGGGTTCTGCAATGCGGGAACAGGTCGTTGTTCAAAATGTCTGTGGCGAATTCTCGTTTTTTTCGTGCGCCGGCTTCCTTGTCCACGTTCATCGGGGTGTACATCACATGGCCGGTGACGACTTTGAGCGCGTCCTCCTGTGTCAGCACCGTGTTGGCGTCAATGATGGATCCTTGCAGCGCTTCCAACGCAGCCGCATCGCTGGTCAAATTCAGCAAAATGACTTCGCAGATGGCCTGGTCCGAGATCACGCCCAACGCTCGGAACACGACGAACAACGGAACCGGTTGTTTGATGCGCGGAATTTGAACATAAATCGGGTATCCGAATCCGTTGTTTTTGTTTGCAATCATCATGTTGATTTGCTTCGGTGAAATGCACTTGAAGTCGGGCACCGACTTGATTTCCGCCGACCAACTCCACTTGGTGTTTCCTTTGGACACGTTGAAGCAATACACGCGGTTTTCGGCCGCGCGTTCTTGTGCCAGCACCGTTTTTTCGCTGCCGTGCATGATGAAATACCCGCCCGCGTCGTGTTTGCATTCGCCCGTTTCTTGGTGGCTCACGTGCTGGCACTGCTTCAAAACGCAAATGCCGGATTTCAACATGATGGGCAGCTTTCCAATTGGAATCTTGGGGATGATTTTGTGGAAATACTGCACGTTTTCCAACTCGGGGCCCGTGCGAACCGTGATTTGCACCTTCACGTCACACATCATGGTTGATGCGTATGTGAAATTCCGAAGTCGCGCTTCATGCGGAAACATGAGTTTTGTGGCGCCGTTGTTTTCATGGATTTGGGGGCGGTACAGGTTGAAGTGCGCAAACTCCACCTTCATTTCAAGCCGGTATTTCTTGAGAACGCGGTCGTAGTCCTGATCCGATGCAATGTGCACTGGATTGAACATGTCAATCGTGCGCTCAAGCTGGGTGTAAACCAGGTCGTTGTAGGATTCCAGCTGGTGTCGCACGAGCTTCTCCAAATGCGAGTGTTCAAAATATGAACCGATCATGTCCCACGGCTCCTCCACGTATTGGCCGAGAGCGGCCCGAACTTCTTCCTTCAATGACTGCGATGGTTGCGACGACATTCTTGACTGTATGTGTGTGAATGTCGGTTCACGGGCTAATTGTCCATTCAATTTTTATGTTTATATTGATTTCTTGAATGCAACAAAAATCATATAAACACACACATTGTACGTAAATATATCCATACTTTATTATTCATTATTTTGCAAATGAGTGATGCCCCCCTATCACTCCGTTCATGGTCAAACCATTTTCACGGGTTTCCGTTTCAATCCATGTACGTGGGAAATAAGCGCGCAAAGGTTTGCGTGTTGTCTGCGCCGTTGTATTCGGAGCAACATGACGTGTTCCACAAATTGAAGCAAAAAAACTACATAATGATTGGCATCTCGTCGTATGGATTCTATCCATTTGTGAATGAATCGGATTGCATTCACAATGATCGCGCGGCATCGCTTAAATCGGAGGATATGCAATCCATATTGAAACAAACCGACGGCTGGCTCACGTGTTCAAGGGAACCGGTTCCGTACGATGTGCCGCAATTGTTGTTCAGTGAATCCGACTGCCACGTGTCACCCCACACGCTCACCCCCCGCGGCCTTGTTAAAAAATACGACGTCATTTATAATTCCGGCAGCGACTGCGAATTCCACCAGTATCACAAAAATTGGAGTTTGGCGAAGGCGTGCTTTCAAAAAATGTCCGAAGCCGGATTGACCGTTTTGATCATTGGCCGCAGTGCTCCCGTTGATTTTGAGTTGCCACCCAACGTGATGTACAAACAGTATTTGAAATGGCATGAGTTTATGGACACAATTGAAGAATCACGCGTGCTATTTGTCCCCAACGTGTCGGACGCATCCCCCCGCATTCTCACGGAAGCGATGTGCAAGGGAACCCCCCTTCTTGTGAACAAGCACATTTTTGGAGGATGGAAATACGTGAACGAGCACACGGGTGCTTTTTTTGAATCGGCCGACGACGTCATGCTTCAATATCATCAAATATTACGTGCATCACCCGACCCCCGCAACTGGTTTATAGACACCTATTTTCCCAACGGAGAATCCAAAAAATTAGCAGAACTGAAAGAGTTCATTCTGTCAATTTGCGGAGGCACGATTCCGTTGGAGGAAGACGCAGATCCCGACGCAGAAGACATTGATTACACCTACACATTTGTCCTTCCCCAAATAGAAATGCACGACATTCAATTTCTGTACGTGTCCGTCGACACTGTGGATGATACCACGCTGTGCCGACATGATTTGACAGCATATGTTGACACATTGACCGTTCATTTCAAAACACATTTAATACCGCATCATTGGGTGTTTTGGCCTTATCATAAATCAAGCGGGTGGGGTGATAAACATGATTTTCCATTGCCCACCACTTTAAGCAACAATGAACCCCCAATGAACCACAATGAACCACAATGAACCACAATGAAAAACAATGTGCAACATGTGTCAAAATATTTTATGTCATGACAATACGAATGAGCTCAAAAAAACAAATCACGATTGATCCGTCCGGGTTGAGCGGCGGCGGTTCCGCGCACAACGTCACGATGAAACGGCAACGAAAAATGAAACCGCCGGTTGCGCTGCTGCGACCCAGCACCGTGAAAAAAAACTTGCTTGAGAAGATAAAGGATTACAAGCGGCGCAATGAAGAAACAGCCGCAACGGACCAACCGCAACCCAAAATGACGGACACGGATTTGGCCAGCCAATTCAAAACGTCGTCCAATTATTTAGAACAACTCATGCACCGAAAAAAAGAGGGCCGGAAAGCCAAACCTCCAACGGGTCGGGTTCCTGCGCCCGCCGCGACCATGTCCGCCACTATGCCCATGACCATGCCCGCCACTATGACCATGCCCATGCCTGCGATGACCATGCCCATGCCTGCGATGCCCATGCCCATGCCCGCGATGACCGAAATATCATTGGAATTGCCCCCTGAGCTCCAAATCAACCCCATTTCGGCTTGGTCGTCAGAACCCTTGCTCGTGCCCACTATGCCTGCCATGCCCCCTGCCACTGCCACTGCCACTGCCACTGCCACTGCCATGCCTGCCATCGCTCCCGCGCAAATAAAAAATGACGTCCCGTACGGATGTTTGCGCAATGGGAATAAACCAACGTATCGCACGTATCACCGAAAAATGCAGCCTCAACAAGTGAACCATGCAACCCACAACAACAACAACAACCACAACAACAACAACCACAACCACACCATGAAACTCCCATTCGTTGCAACGACCCCCCATGCGCCCATCGCGCCCGACCTTGATGCGACGGAAACGGCAATTATTCAAGAACGGCAGCGCAAATTGAGAGAGTTGCAAGAAAAGGCAGCAACTGCGGTAACCACGGCAACCGCGGTAACCACGGTAACCACGGCAACCACAGAAACGACCCCCCCACCCCAACCCGAACACACGAAAATACGGATAAAACAAACCATTACCAAAAAATACAAGCTGGGGCGATCGCCGGGCTGCAACGTGGTGGGCGTGCTGATCAAAAACAACGAAACGCGGCGCCAGGTGCAGCAAGAGTGCGGCCTCTTGAAACGCGAATCCATCATTGAAGTTCGCAAATACTTGCACGATCACGGGCTGCTGAAGGTCGGCTCCGACGCGCCGCCGGACGTGCTCCGCAACATGTACGAATCGGCCAAACTAACCGGCGACGTCAACAACGTGAACAAGAACGTCATCCTGCACAACTTCATGAACGCACCCAATGCAACCGCATGAAACACACGCATCATGCAACCAAAAACACAAACTCAAACACATTTAAAGAGAGAAATTCATATGCAAATAACAATGCATACGAAGTTAACGAACTAATACAACTTCATATGGCCCTCATCAAAGAATACTTCCGCTTGTCCAGCGAAGCCAAAACCAAGTACGGCCCCAAAACGTTCCTCTTAATGCAGGTCGGCGCGTTCTACGAATGTTACGGCGAAACCAGGGATCGCGCCCACATTGACGAGTTTTGCCGCACGTGCGAACTGGCCTGCGCCAACAAGGCGCCCGGCGTCGTCATGGCCGGGTTCCGGGACTACAGTCTGGAAAAGTATTTGAACCGGCTGCAAGAGGCCGGCTACACGGCCGTGGTGCACTCGCAGGACGCGCAAATCAAGGAGGAGCGCGCCTTGAGCGGCGTCTACTCACCCGGCACGTTCTTCACCGGCGAATCGGCGGCGCTGTCCAACAGCGTGGCCTGCATTTGGCTGGAGCGCATGCGCGGCAAAATCGTCATCGGAATGGCGAACATTGACGTGTTCACCGGACGGTCCAGCGTATTTGAAGCGGAAACGGAGCCGCGGCACACGCACACCACCTACGACGAACTGGAGCGCTTCGTTTCGGTGCACTCGCCGAGCGAGGTTGTATTAATTACCGTGAATTTCTCTCTAAAAGAAGTGGATGATTTGCTGAATTTTGCGGGAATTGCCGCGTGTGCCCGGCTGATCCATCGCCCGGGTGCGGAAGATGCCGCCGTGCAAAAATCCAGGAAGCAGGTGTATCAGCGCGAAATCATGGCGCGGTTCTTCGGACCCGCGACAGGATCCAAACCGGTTCCCATGTTGCAGTTCGCCACGCACGAATTCGCCACGCAGGCGCTCACGTACTTGCTGAATTTCGTGCACGAGCACAACCCGAACCTGGTGCACCGCATTGCCGAGCCCGTGTTTGAAAACTGCTCGGACCGCATGGTGCTGGCCAACCACACGCTCAAGCAGCTCAACATCATAGACGACGACAACGGCGCCAAAAGCAAGTGCTCCTCCGTGTACCGGCTGCTGAACAACTGCATGACGCCGATGGGCGCGCGCCACTTTCGCACCCGGCTGCTGAACCCCTCCTGCTGTGCGGCGAAGATTCAGCGCGAATACGACATCACCGAGCACTTGATTTCAATTGACGATCATGATGGTGCAATAGACGCGTGGCGCCCCCGGTTGGCGCAGCTCAAGGACTTGGAAAAGTTTAACCGCTTGATCATGATGCGCAAGTGCCCGCCGCAAATGCTGCACGCCCTGCACGGCAACCTGGCTGTAATCGGCGAGCTGCATGCGGCAATTGACTCCACCACTGCGTCGTATTTGGACGCAATGAACCCGATCCCGTCGGAAGAATCCGTCTCCGCCATGTGCGCACGGCTGCGCCAGCAGTTGGACACCGCGTTCCACATGGACAAGTGCGCCAACGTGGGTGCCGACTTGGGCGACTGCGACTTTGTGCGCAGCGGCATCAGCGCAGAATTGGACATGTACCGGGCCCAATACGAATCCGCAAATAAAACCCTGCACGAAATGCGGAATTATTTGGATTCTCTCGTGTTGTCCGGGGAGAAGGGCCGGTCCAACGCAACCGACGTTGTCCGGCTGCACGAGACGGAAAAGGGCGGCATTTCGTTGCAAGCCACCAAGCGCCGCACCAAGCTGCTGGCCGACCAAATCAAGCAGCAGAAGCTGGATCAAGTGTGCATTGGTCCAGACAAACGTTTGTTCTCGTTATTAGCGCTGACGTACCCTGCCGCCACCGGCGCCAACAACGAAATCACGAGCCCGCAACTGGACAATCTGTGCCGCAGCATCATTGCGTCCAACCAAAAAATCAAGGACATTGTGGGGCAGATTTACGCCGGCTTCGTGGACAAGTTGCGGGACTGGGACCCCGCGTTCCAGCAGCTCATTCATTTCACGACCACGCTGGACTTGCTGCAGAACCAGTGCCACATTGCGACACGGTTCAAGTACTGCAAGCCGGTCATTGCTTCTGGCTCCGAAAATTCGTTTTTTGACGCGCGCGACTTGCGCCACTGCCTCATTGAGCGGCTGAACGAGGACGAAACCTACGTGGCGAACGACGTGGCGCTGGGCTCAGCGAATGCAGCCGTTGGCACGGGCTCAGGCGAAGACACTTACAGCGGCAGTGACAGTGGCAGTGGCAAAGCCCCCCGGGGCAATGGGGGTGCGGGGGGCTTTGCCCCCCGGGGCATGCTGATTTACGGCACCAACGCCGTCGGCAAAACGAGCCTCATTCGCGCCGTCGGCATTGCCATCATCATGGCACAAGCCGGGCTCTACGTGCCGTGTTCTGCGTTTACGTACCGCCCGTACACCACCGTTTTCACGCGCATCCTGGGCAACGACAACCTGTTCAAGGGGCTGTCCACCTTCCAGGTGGAAATGAGCGAGCTGCGCGTCATCCTGCGCACGGCCACCGACCGCAGTCTCATTCTGGGCGACGAGCTCTGCAGCGGCACCGAAATGGACTCCGCCATTGCCATCTTCGTCGCGGGACTGACGCACCTGCACCGAGTGGGCTGCACCTTCCTGTTTGCAACGCACATGCACGAGATCAACGGCTACGACGAAGTGCGCCTATTAACTAATATGTGCATGAAGCATCTGACGGTGACGTATGACAAGGCGCGCGACACCTTGATTTATAATCGCACGCTGGCGGACGGCCCGGGGGCCAGCATGTACGGCCTGGAGGTGTGCAAGGCGCTGCACTTGCCCGACGCGTTTTTGGAATTCGCGAATGCGGTGCGCCTGCGGCATCGCGCCCCGCCGTCCGACATCGGCATCCTGTCGTTTGAGCCGTCGCATTTCAACGCACACAAGCTGAAGGGCGTGTGCGAGCGGTGCTCCGTGGAACTAGCACAGGAAATACACCACCTGCTCCCGCAAAAGGACGCCGACAGCCGGAATTACATTGGCCACGTGCCGAAAAACCACGTGGCCAACTTGATGGCGCTCTGCACCCGGTGCCACGACGAGGTGCACGGCGCGCCATAATGAGTTTGCGTTTGGTGCATTTTTGGAAAAGCGTTTGCATTCATTTTTGTTGTTATACAAAAAATACAAAAAATAATAAAAAAAAAATAATAGAAAAATAAAATGTTTCCACATTTCAAATATGATAATTGTAATCAGAGGACACATCCGTGGTTCATTTGAAACAAGACAACTATATGATTTATTAAAAGAATTACACAGCATATTTCCAGATTTAAAGGTTTTCATACACACTTGGAATATATTTGCCAATAATATCAGTTGGCGACACATACCGGTCAATGAACAACCCGTAAATGACAGTGTCATTTATCATTATTTTGATGATTTAAAACATTTAATAAAAAACATTATTATTGATGATGATACTAAGATAACATTGATAGGCAATTTGTGTGGTAGAATTAATAATGGGCCTATGCCAATAATCGGTTGGAAAAATTATTGGTATGGAAAACATAAAATAATGGACACCATTTGTGATATGCATGTAGATGAAAATGAAACAATTGTGAATGTTAGATTTGACATCATGGCGAATAGTAATTCTTTTAACAATGAAACAATTGTTGATTTTATAAAAAATAATAGCAACATGATTTTCACAAAAAACATATTCCTTTACAACGATGAACATAATCAAGGAATTGACAATATTTACATGGGCAATGTTAAAACCATGTGCAAATTAATTAACAAATTTTTTTACGAGTTAGATGATATTTTGATTGAAAATAATGACACAATTCATCAAGAATATTTGGTTTTTAGAATAAACAACATGTTATTTAATTGAAGGTGCAACTGTGTTGTGTGAGATGTTGGTTTGCCTGTTCCATAATTGTTCCATAATTAGCAATTAATCACAACAATAATAATTTAAATGCATGGGTTGTTAATGCATTTAAATATATATATAATATATCAAATACATTGCATTGCGTGAAATGTTTGATGCAATATTATACATTAATTTAGAACACAGACTGGATAGAAAAGAATTAATATTGCATGAAATACAAAAAATAAAAAACATTGATGAAGGCCGAATTTATAGAATAGATGCCGTTTTGGAACCGATGTGTGGGCACATCGGGTGTGGCAAAAGTCACATCAAAGCATTGGAACTTGCAATTGAAAATAATTGGAGTTCGGTTCTCATATTAGAAGATGATTTTTGTTTCAACGAACATTATGAAGGCGAACACAGTTTTAATAAAATTCAACCCATTGAATGGGATGTCGTGTTGTTGGCCCAAGTATATCATTGCAATCAAGACTCGGAGTATGATTTTTTGAAAAGGGCACGCAGATCAACTACTACATCTGGATACATTGTTAGGCGTCATTATTATCCAGTTTTATTGGACAATTTCAAAAGTTCGGTTGCTATCATGGAACGAGAATTTCAATTTCATTCTGAAAATTGCATTGCCCAAAACGAACCTGTTTCCAAATTGAACATTTGTTCGGCAATTGACCAGCATTGGTTTTCATTACAAGATAGAGACACCTTTTATGCATTTAACTCATCCATAGGGCATCAACGAAATTCATGGAGCGACAACAATTGTTCGTGTGAATATCAAGAACATCAAATCAATTTGCATCATGTTGGCGATCATTCTGAGTAAAATTGCACGTGAATTCATTTATTGCCATGCACATTGTCGCTCCGCTCCCCCCCCCCCCTTAATGTGCCCGAGACTTTATGGGTTTCCCGCCGCGGGTTGCGCTCACAACCGAATACCGGCGAATCCTATCGCACCGGCTTAATGCACGTTTTCCGGTTTTGGACCTTGCGTATTTTTCGCGCTCCTTCACGCTCTTGAAATAAAGAGCGATCCGTTTCTTTTTGTTTTTGTTCATCACGTCGCACCCCAGCGCCTGGAAATTGTAACACTCCCCCGCCTTGTATGCCCGTCGCGAACAACGTTTCAGTGTCTTTAAGGGCATCTTGATCTTTTGCGCATACCATTACCCAATATAATAAATAATAAATTAAACCGACAGCGTGATGCGCTTGTCTTGTTTTTTACGCCGTGTTTTGCGCGCCCGTTCAAATGCCTCGTCAAAATTGGGTAGCTCCTGATATTTGTGCATAAACCGCGCCGTTTTTCGGAAATTTCCCGGCGGCAGCGGATTTTTGAGGGTCATCTTCCCGGTTTCATCCCTCTCGTACCGGTCGTAATCCATGTCTTCGGTAAGCCGGTCGTACAGCTCATGCGCTTTCGTTTCCTGGTACACCCGGGCAACATCCACGTATTTTTTGTATTTTGTAAACGAGTTCGCCGGCGCCGACCAACCGGCCTTCACTGGCAACATGTAAATAATCAGATCAAACACGCGGTCAATGTATTGTTGCACCGCCGTCATGTTCTGCACGGCGGCATTCAGGAGGGTGTGGGTTTCTGTGTTTGGGGCAAACCGGGCCATAAACCTCTCAATGATTGCTTTGGACTTGTCCAATGAATGCTTTATCATTCTAACGCGCACGGCAAAGAGATTCACAAACTCCCGGATTAAATAAATTTTAACCTTGATTAATTCGTCCAGGTATTTGCCGAACCAGGACGTTTTAATTTTGGCAGCATTGTCTTCATTCAGCAGCTCGTTGGACCTCACGCGTGAGCGTGGCACCGAAAAACTGAACGCTTCCTCCACTCGGCCTATATTCGTGTAAAATAAATTTTCAAACGCATGAAAATATTTCTGGTAGAATGCCTTGGCGCGCTGGGCAATGTCTAGTATTTGGTAGGGACTCGCATTTTCTGTTATATTGCCAAGAATATACACGTAATCATGATCCATGAACTCTAATATGAAATCCTCTAGCAATTTGTTAAGGGTGGCCATGTACCGTTTGGAGAGTGTAAGCAGTTCTATTGCTGGGTTTTTGGTGCCGGGTTTTGATTCCTGCAAGTTGTCATACACGTCGTCGCCTTGCGTCTCAATGCCCGCGCACGACATGACGAGCAAGTTGATGCACCGGTTTTCACGAATTGCTATGGGAAGCATTGTTTTCACTAGGTGCATGGTTGTTTGTTTGCTAAGAAACGACGTCCCTGGATACCGTTTAAACAACCGCTTATTGGCGAGGTAGGGGGTGGTCCTGTCCTTGGTGTAGTCCACCGGCACGAACACGCCCGTGGATAACATATGCCCGAACGTATTGTGTGTAATTTTATGCTCGTCCGGTATCGCTTCGTCATGCACGTGACCCGAAAACAATCGTTCGTGGGTTATATTCACCAAATTTAATCCGTCATTGAACGTGGTTGTGCACCCCAACCCCGTGTAATGGCACAGTTTCTGGAACACTTCCGCCCTCCGTTCTTTTCCTTCAGTGGTGTTATCAAACATGGCGTAATTGTTGGGGTCTCGCATGATTTTATTTACTTCCACACTCCTTGAAGGGTATATCGTGACAACTTGTCCCGCTTTTCCCAACTCAACTATTCTCAAATATTTATTGGCAAGAAATTTCATGTTGGGTGACAGCTCGTCGCCGATCGCTCCATGCGCACTGACAACCGCATAGTCTTCGCCCCGCAATTTTCCGTTTTTATCGGAGTCTGCCATCAGCTTCGCCTCATCCACTTTCACATGGAACATGGGATGCTGGTTGTACCCGATCACTTGAAAGCTTGACGCAGATGGAGCGTGTCTGGGAGTAGTAGTGTCCGGAATTTCTATGCCGGCTGGATTATGCGGAGTCCAGCCTATCTCGTCGTACATATTCGGAGGGGAATCAACCGCACCGTTGTCGTCGTCTGACAAGGGTGGAGCCGACGCCACGAATTCCATGGGAGGAGCCGACGCCACGAATTCCATGGGAGGAGCCGACGCCACGAATTCCATGGGAGGAGCCGACGCCACAAGTTCCGGGGGAGGAGCCGACGCCACAAGTTCCGGGGGAGGAGCCGACGCCACGAATTCCATGGGAGGAGCCGACGCCACGAATTCCGGATCCTGCGGTTCTTGCAACCGCCGTTTCAACCGGGCCGCGTTTCTTTGCGCTCTTAACGTTTCGCCCGATGAAGGTTGAGGAAAAAAGCCGAAAATGCCGCCATCATCCGATGTTTGAGCGCGAGTGTCGCCCTCGGAGTGAACTCGGGCCTTGTGCGTTAGCGACTTGACTGACACACCCCCTTTGTAAAGTTTACGAGTGCGACTGCGACTGCGACTGCGACTGCGACTGCGATTGGTGCGATTGATGGTGCGCTTCCTCATCGGGATATTTCTGGATAGTGTGGTATATAAATGCTCCACAAAAAAAAATTGATTCCAATTTAGTATTTGAATCAATATTGCAGTCATCATTATAACAAATCGTAACAAATCGTAATCGCGTAATGAATCTCTTTATTCTCTCGTTGATCCCGTCCGAAGCCGCCGAAGCCTACATGGACAAGCACGTGTCCAAGATCCTGTTGGAGGCGGTGCAAATGTTGTGCACTGCGATGCACGTCCTAGTCCCCGACGCGCCCATCAAGGACCAACTTTACAAACAAGCGCATTTGAATCACCCGGTCAGCATCTGGGTGCGCACCTCTCGCGACAACTTCATCTGGACGCTGGACCTCGTGGAGGCGCTGCACGAGGAGTGGCGCTTCCGATACGGTCACCCCGAAACCAAATGTCACCGGTCGTATGAGGTGGCCCAGTTGCTGCGCCGCCATGTGCCGCGCGACGATTTATTCCCGTGCCCCCGTGCGGGCCTCACGCCCTTTGCGCTGGCCATGCCCGACGAATACAAGGCCCGCAGCGGCAATGCGGTGGAGTCGTATCGCGCATACTACATGTCGCCCGAAAAACGGCGCATTGCCGCCTGGAAGAAGAACCGGCCCGCCCCCGAATGGTATTCATTTTCTGAAATTCATGGCATTAAATAATAAAATGTGCACATTATATACCATTTTTTTTGCATTAACAATGAATACCGATCAAGGAAGCAATGGCAGCGGCAACGGCAACGGCATCAATTTAGTTGAACTGGCGGAACGGTTGGGCCAGTACTTCATAGAAAACCTGGCCGCCATATCCATTGTGGTGGTCGTCATCATTGGCGCGCTGGTGTATCAGCAAATCATGCACGTGCAGCTGGGAACGGACATCACTGAAAACAGTGCCATCGGGTCGTCCGGTCCAAACACGAAAACGGTTGTCGTGGAAACGTTTGACCAACCCGATTCACTGGATGCAAAGATGCGGGCCGGATTTTGCAAGTCGCATTTAGGCAAACCCGCCGAGCTGGAAACGGAGTGCGGCAGGATGAGCAAGCACTCCTGCACAGCCACGTCGTGCTGCGTCTGGGCTAAAATGGATTCCAATGAGTCGTGCGTGTCTGGGAACCAGCACGGCCCCATTTTTAAGCACGGCGCAAGTGGCGCCCCCAAACCGCTGGACTACTACTACTTTGAGAACAAGTGCGTGGGAAACTGCCCGAACAAATAACAAATGAAACAAATGAAACAGTCAACCAAAATATAAAAAATATAAAAATGTTGCGTTCATGTATAAACCCACGCAACCCACGCAAACCACAATACAATCTCAATGTTGGGACATTCACCCATTCACGCCCCCTCCAATCAGATTCTGCAACCCATCATAAGCGGCGGTGCAAACCCTCCAAACACGCATTTTACCAACGCGTATGGAAGCATGGTTGGCGGCATAACCGGATGCGGTGGCGCCGGCGGAAGCGCAGCCGCCCTTGCCGGAAAACCCGGATACAACATTGCACTAAAACAACATGGAGGAAACTATCCACACCGTCGTGGAGGATATAAGAAGCGCAGCAGCCGCAAGCGTTGCAAGTGCCGCGGAAAGTGCCACTGCAAAAGCAATAAGCGTTGCAAGTGCCGCGGAAAGTGCCACTGCAAAAGCAATAAGCGCGGCCAAAGCAAGAGGATGCGCGGCGGCATGGCGGCATTTTCGCCCGCCTCGTTTTCCGGGCCAAACCCCCCTTACCATCAATACGGGAGCAACACACCCAATTCACCGGTTTTTTCACTTGGGGGAGCACTGTCGCCGGCTCTAAGTGGCATGGCAAGCCCACCGCCCATTGACTCCGTCGCCAATCGTTGCAGTTGAGAGAGTGCGATTAAATAATATATTATTTTATATACAATATATAACAATATACGACAATACATAACAATACAATGTCTTGCACCGCGCCGATTGACATACCGACCTCGCAAAACGTGAACACGATCACCGGAACATTCAACTGCATTTACGATGCAGACATGTTGTCCGGGCAATCGGTCACGCTGGCAGCCGACTTGTCCCATCTGACGATCCCGTGCGGCGCATCCCGCAACAACAGCAAGGTGTCGTTTTACACGGCAGGGACCTACGTCCCCACTGAAATCCGAATTTACAAGCCATCGCTGCACACGTACAACGGCGCGCCCGCCGACGCGGAACTGCTCATTGTGCACTCTGCCGTCCAGCAAAACCGCGGGTCGGACGGATTGATTGTCAGCGTGCCCATTTCCATCGGAAGCGCAAGCGGAACGTCTGGCCTGGACGCCGTCATTCAAGCCGCCAACACGCTGAACGCCAGCACAGTTGCGCTCACGCCGTCTGCTGCCATCGGTCAAGACGTGAACGTCAACGATTACATTCCGTCAAAAAAATACTACGTGTACAACGGGTCGCTACCCTACGAATCATGCGGCGGCAATTATTATTACGCCGTTTTCACGGACCCCATTGCAATCGCGGGCCCAATTAACAATGTGGTGGCCAGCGGTATTGCAGTGACCCCGTCCCCGCCGCCGCTGCTGCAAAAAAGCAAGAGCGGCCCAAACGTGAATTCCATGGCCATGTCCAATGCGGAAGACGAACCCGCCCTGTTTGAGATAATACAGCCGTCGGATTACGACGATACCGCAGGAACCACCACCGGCTCCGTGGGAGCCACAACAAGCGAGTTGAACGTCGACACCTTGTACGTGCTGTGGGGGCTTTTAATTTGTTTCGTTTTGTGGTTTTTATGGTTCGTGTGGAATTACATGGGTAATGCTGCTTCTACTGCTGCTTCTACCGTGGTGAATGCTGCTTCTACCATGATTGAAATGAAATCAATGAACCAATGAAACCAGTTTAACTAAACCCGCGTGTATCCCAGCGACGTTTGGTCCAGTTGGTTGGGATGAAAGGATGAGGTGGCACTGCCGACCGCGGTGTCGGCCAGCGGCGCCCGGATCGCCACCATTTGTTCTTCCAGGGTCACGGGAAACTGGTTGAACGCGGAGAGTTCCTCGCTCTTGCGCTTCTCGCTTGGGACGTATGACTCAATTGCTACGCTTCCATTGGCGCCGGAACGGCGAATCAGCACGTACGCTGCAAACAAGCCCAGCACCCCGACCACCGCGTGCGAATGCATGAAGAGGGACAGGGCAACGACAACCACCACAATGTTGCCTAAAGGCGTGTCAATGTAGGGGGCAATCGCGTCCGGGGTGGGCACGTTCAAAACTACGTACAAAACAATGAGCACCGTGAGCAACAGCTCGTGCTTTTTCGCGGATTTCAAAACAGAATCCATTGGATTGGGAGAGGCGCGCGTGAGTATAATGTGTATAATAATTATATATTTTATAATTATTTGTTATGATTTAAAATTGAACCAAATCCAAAACGTGCCAATCACCAACAACCACCAACCACCAACCACCAACCACCAACCAACAACCACAAAATCAGCATCATGACGTATTTGGGCCCCCGCGGATACACCATCCCCAAAAAGAACTTGGACGAAGACGAACGCAAATACATCCGCACGGAACTCACGATTCGCCCGCACATTCCTAAAGCCCCCGTGCAACCCGCCGCCTACCCCGTTTATCGCGAATCTCCGCTAAAAATATACGTGCCGCGATACTTCGGAATCGGCGCCTACGGCCCGCCCGACGCCGTCAAAATCGGTCCGGGGGATGCATTGAATGCCGGCGTCGCGTTCCAGGGCGACATGCGCGACTACCAAAAAGACATCGTGCGAAAGTATTTGAACCATGTGGGCACCGGCGGCGGCGGCCTCCTGGACGTGGACCCCGGCAAGGGCAAGACCGTGATGGCGCTCTACATCCTGGCCCAGCTCCGCCGAAAAACGCTCGTCGTGGTGCACAAGTCCTTCTTAATGAACCAGTGGATAGAGCGCATTGAGCAGTTCCTGCCGGGCGCGCGCGTGGGCCGCATCCAGGGCCAGATCGTGGACATTGACGACAAGGACATCGTGCTCGGCATGCTGCAGTCGCTGTCCATGAAGGAGTACCCCGCCGACATGTTTGACAGCTTCGGGCTGACGGTGTTTGACGAGGTGCACCACATGGGCGCCGAGGTGTTCTGCCAGTGCATGATGAAGGTCACCACGATGTACACGCTCGGGCTGTCGGGCACCATGCAGCGCAAGGACGGGCTCACGAAAGTGTTCAAGATGTTCCTGGGCGACGTGGTGCACAAGGAGAAGGCGGCGTCGGAGCACCGCGTGGTCGTGAAGGCCATCAACTACTGCGTGGACGACGCCGCGTTCAACGAGACGGAGTACGACTATCGCGGCAATCCGAAATTCAGCACCATGATTTCGCGCGTGTGTGATTACGCGCACCGCAGCGAGTTCATCCTGCGCGTTTTACAAAAAGAGCTGGCCGAGAACCCGGAACAGCAAGTCATGATTCTGGCGCACAACAAGTCGCTGCTCACGTACCTGCACAAGGCGATTGCGCACCGCGGCATTGCCGGCGGGTCAGTGGGGTACTACGTCGGCGGCATGAAGGAAGCCGACCTGAAAGCCAGCGAGTCGCGCACGGTCATCATCGCCACGTACGCCATGGCGTCCGAGGGGCTGGACATCAAAACACTGACCACGCTCATCATGGCGTCGCCCAAAACGGACGTGTGCCAGTCGGTGGGGCGCATTCTGCGCGTGAAACACGGGCGCCCGCTGGTCATTGACATCGTGGACCAGCAGGACATCTTCCGGAACCAGTGGCACAAACGGCGGGCGTACTACGTCAAGCAAAACTACGACATCCTCATGACGGACAGCACGACATACGACGCACACACGCCGGTGGAATGGACGCCGAATCACGTTGCCAAAAACATGGACGCTAAAGCCCAAAACACAGATGCCAAGGCTAATGTCAAGGCCAAGGCATTGGAATCAAATGCAAAAGAAACAAAAGAAGCAAAAGAAACAAAAGAAGCAAAGGGCTGGGTTGGATTGCCAATAATGTTTTAATAATGTTTTAACGAAACCAAATGTCAGCGTTGTCTGGAATGCCAGGGAGCCATAGCAAGAAAACCATATGTTATTACAAGTAATTCACCACACGCCCCCTTACACTCATCGCATGCATTATTAATTCATAATTGCTAGGTACACAAAAAATGTGTTCATCATTTTTTTTTGATATCCATTCTGACCAGTCTGTTCCTTTAACAAAATCATCATTTATTTCGCGTTCACACTCACCTTCTTCAGTAGGAAAAGTCCAATCACCTGTCTTAGGATTCCAGTTCCCCTGCTTCTTGCTTGTGACGCACATCCACGTTCCATTGTGTCCATATTCGTTCAAATTGGGTTTTCCATCTTTGAGAGTGTTTACAAAAGCGTCTTGGATGGGTTCAAATTTCTCTCTAATTTGCTTGTTAAATTTATTAATTGCTGTGCGCTGTTTTTCCTCATCAATCTCCGTATTCAATTCGTACTGCACATTACCTTTCGGTGTGCCAAGGGTGAACATGGTGTGTTTTCCCTTTTTTTCGAACACATCTGAATCAGCAGGTGAATTGGGTAATACCTTTTTACCCACTATTGGATTAATAGTTACACTCTTACGTGGTTTGTTGTACTTTTTTGTATTCAATAATTTTTTGTGTCCATGTAACGGTTCTAAAAACGGTGGTCTTTTTTCCGATTCATCACGACGAAGACTACTCTTAGGAACACTACTCTTAGGAACACCACCCCGTTTTTTCATTCGTCGGCTTAATTTGTTCCGACGTTGTCGGTGTCGTCGTGTTTTGGACATGTTTATAATATTAATTTATATTTTAAAATCATAAAAAAAGTGTTAGTATTTTTTTATGTTTTTTTTTGTTTTTTTGTTTTGGCAGCACCACACACCACACTTAACTTACTGTATTCACGAATCTGATGCAACCACCATCCACTCATTGATCCATTCCACAAAGACTTCACATGCTTCTTCCCTCGTGATTTTGTAATCTGATAACACCCCCGCAATTTCGTTGAAGCCTTTTTGCTTTTCTTGTTCTTGATTTTCTGGCTCCAATATATCGTCGGCAAAGATTCTCAGATCCCGCAGTTTCTCAATCATGGAACACGCTTGTTCCGGCGTGATTTTGCCGTCCGCCAACATCTCGGCAATTTTTTTGAAGTGTTTCTGTTGTTCTTGTGGTGTTTTTGCGTTCATTTCTGCTTCACCTTCGTCTTCGTCTTCATCGGATTCGTCGTCTCCGATTCTGTATTCGTCCGGGAACTCATGTTTGAATGCACATGAATGGCAGCGGTAAAATTCACTCCCGTCGGGTGAAACGACGTGTTGGGGCTGTTTCCTGAATGTCTTGCCACAGTCATTGCACACATGGTCATTGCACTCATGGCGAGTCTGCTGGTCCTGGACTTCTTCTTCCACCTGGACTTCTTCGGCCTGTCTCGCGTTTGGAATGTAAGGGATGAAGATGGAATCCTCTGAAGACGGCAGAACCATGGGATGGTCGGCAAACCGAAACAGGTTGGAGAACGCCAGCATGTTGACCAAGCTCCACACTTGTTTGACGAGGTGATGCAAGCGGTCAAACATATCTTCCGCAAAGGACGCGTCCGCACTGAATTGTTGCGACAATTGGGCACGCATTTCAGGGTTGCACTCCGTCACCGATTGAAAGGACACGGAGCCACCAAGCATTCGCGAGTCAAGCATTCGCAGCGTCGCATTGATCTCCGAGTAACTGTTGCCCACGCCGAGCAGAAGTTGTGCCGCATGACGCTGCTCGGCATTCATTTCGTGCGATTGGGTTGGCATTTGTCCTTCAATGTAAGCGTCCGTGTTGTCAAACGCGTGCTCGTGGTACTTGACAGCGACACAATTCACCTGCTGCAGTGTCTTGATTGTGCACGCAAACTCGCGCAGGTAGATGTCGGACAATATGCCAGCAACGACGGTATTGGAAGAGTCCAGTCCAGTCAAGATGGGTCTCTGGTTGCGAACATGGACACGCATGTTGGTGGCAACCGTAGTTGTAATGAATCGGTAGTTGGCTCCGGGGTTGGAACGAAGGTAGGCAAACATGTTGTTGTAGTTGTCTTGTTGGGATACACTGACACCCATTAGCATTCCAAAAATCAGAATCAATTTTTTCAAATTCCATTGAAAGTTGGACCGACATGAATTGTTTTATGCGGGTTTCGTAATTTTTATACATTTCATACAACTTATTTTTTTCCACTGCATGTATGGTCTCTCAAATAATGATCCCAAAAAGTTCCGCAAAACACCTAGCAACGCGTCGATTTTCCCAAAAGTCTTTCGTCGATGTCGATTTTGGACATCGATCTTGTCCATTTCTCAAAATTTTTTCGACTCTTGTGCAAATTCGAATCGAGAAAATAACAAATTTAATTCATGTAATAAACGTGTAAAAACGAGAGCATAATGGTCACATAAAATATGGCGCCAAAAAAAACGAGTTTTTGGGCCGAAATATTCTTACATGTGATACCGAAAATTGCATATTTTTTGTTTTAGCAACTAAAACCGAAAATATGCAATCTAGACAAATGCGATGCGCGTGAACATTTTTACCGCAGCATAATGCATGCGACGTTTGTGCACAAAGAGTGCGTGCATATTTCTGTTTTAATTGCTAAAACAAACATATGCCGGCATCATAAGCGTTTTTCGCATGATTGTTTATCCACACCAGGTATGGTGTAAAATTGCATAATATCTCGTCCGTTTTAAAACCCTACATAAAAATATGCAAGGGCACATGATTTCATCTATTTGACATGTGACCTGCTTGATAAAAATGAAAATAAATAACGGTTCGCAATTCCCACTGCATACATCATGTGGAATATTGCGTTCCCAAAAAGTTCCGCAAAACACCTAGCAACGCGTCGATTTTCCCAAAAGTCTTTCGTCGATCTCGATTTTGGACATCATCGATGTCCGATTCTCAAAATTTTTTCGACTCTTGTGCAAATTCGAATCGAGAAAATAACAAAATTATTTTATGTAATAATCATGCAAAAACGAGAGCATAATGGTCACGCAAAAAATGGATCCAAAAAAACCAGTTTTTTCGGCCCAAAAATTGTGACATGTGATACCGAAAATTGCATATTTTTTGTTTTAGCAACTAAAACAAAAAATATGCAATCTAGCAGCCATCGTTGAGTCTGATATTATTTACCACACCATAATGCATCACATGAGTTGCGATGATTTCGCCGTGCATATTTCTGTTTTATTGCTAAAACAAAACATATGCTGACACCATAAGGCAAACGAACCGTATGATTCAATGGCATGAATTGTCGTGTTAATTTCGTAATTTGGACATGGTTTTAAAACACGCCATAAAAATATGCAAATTGGGTGTATTAAGGGAATTTTAATGTTTGTTTATGTAAAACGCTTAAACCTATTTTGCACCATTTGCACAATATCCAGATTTTAAATGGAACTGTCAGACGACACCTCGTCACGTTTTGAATGCAAGATGTGCAATTATTCGTGCACGAGAAAAAGCAGCATGTTACAGCATTATGACACCGACAAGCATAAAATTAAAATCAAAACAGCATCGGCTCAATCATCCAACGCGTGCGCGTGTGGCAAAACATTTGAGTTGCGGTCCTCTCTCTACAATCACAAGAAGACGTGCAAGGCAATGAGTGCGTCCGATGCATCCGACACATCCATGTCGCTGACTGTGGTGGAAAAAGAAATTGCAATGGTGGCCAAAAAGACGCAAGACGTTGCGGACAAGAACGAGGAGCTGATGGATTTGAAGACCATGGTGCAGATGCTGCTGAACGACCGGAACGCGATGTTTGACAAAAGTCACGACATTATGGCTAAGAACCACGAGATGATGACCAAAAACCAGGAGGTGCTGCGCGAGATGACGCAGCAGAACAAGCAGCTCATTCAAACCATCCAGGAGATGACGCCGCGCATTGGCAGCAACAACGTGGTCAACACCACGACGCACAACACGCAGTTCAACCTGAACATGTTTTTAAACACGGAGTGCAAGGACGCCATTAAGCTGAGCGATTTCGTGAAAACTCTCAAAATCACGCTCCAGGATTTGGAATACACGAAGACCAAGGGGATTGTGGAGGGGGTGAGCTCCATCATTGTCAACAACTTGAAGGGCATGGACGTGCACCTGCGCCCCATTCATTGCACGGACTTGAAGCGCGAGACCATGTACGTGAAGACGGACGAGTGGATCAAGGACGAGGACAACGAGTACGTCAAAAAATTCATTTACATGGCGTCCTGCTATCAGACGCGCATCATTCAGGAATGGATGGACGCGCACCCGGGGTGGGAAACCAAGGAAAAAATGCACATTGAATATCAAACGATATGCAAAGAGCTGTACAAGAATATTGAATACGACGACAGCGCGCACAAAAAAATAATTAAGGCGTTCATCAAGGAGGTGCACATTCCGCGCACGGGGTTGCAATGAAGCACCGGGTTGAACCCTTAATGTTCATGATGTTCACGATGTTCACGATGTTCATGTTAAGCGCGTTACGATGCGGCAATTTTAGTTGCAATTTATAATATAACCTGGCAGCATTTCAACTAAAAATACAAATACAAATACAAAAAAATGGGTCAAATGTTGTCTCGCGAGGACGAAGAGTGTGAAGAGGAGCAGCAGCAGCAGCAGCAGCAGCAGCAGCAGCAGCAGCAGCATGCCACTGACGAGCACGCGGAACGGCCCAGGCAGCGAAAACGTAATGTAGGGGCAGCCGCGTTGCGTTCGCGAAAGACGCGGCCGTCGGGCCAGGGTCGCACGCGGCGTCAACCATCCAGCAGGGTGGGTTGATACGGCGGGGTCAGCGAGTTTGTTTTGTGCCCGTAGTAAAGACAGTTGGCGACATCGGTGGCGGGGGTGTCGGGGCACGTCATGGGGTCCGACGCATAAAAGTTGACGCGCCGCGCGTCCGAATTGAGGGAAAGGGGTTTGGGTGCGGGCACAATGCGCATCTTCTTAATTGGTTTATCGTTGTACAAGCCGCCGCAAACTTCGGGCGGCGAGCATTTGCCGTTGTTCGGGGTTGCCCAGTACCGCACGTTGTTGGTGTACTGGGCGTAGCCGTTGTCAAACACGGGGTAGTAGGACCACAAGTCGGTGGACGACAGGTCGGAAAAGCCGCCGGACGGCTTAACGGGGTAGTCCTTGTACAGCAACGGATACGTGGATGCGTCGGGGAAGGAGCCGGGCGATAGTGGAACCGCAAAGCCCTCTCTCCGGCTGGTTTGGTTATTTTGATAACACAGGTGCAGCCCGAAACACATGAACGCAAGTGCTAAAACGACGTAGAGTGCGTATGCGTGGGTTTGGTGCATGGAACAATAAAATGGAACAATAAAATGTAATGCAATAAAATGTAATGCAATATATACATGTGTGTGATTATAAAATTGTTGAAATGCCAAGAAATACCCGCAAGGTTAAATCAAAATCAAAATCAAAATCAAAATCAAAATCAAAATCAAAATCAAAATCAAAATCCTCAAAACTAGTATCATTCAATTTCCATTCCCACGGGTTGAATGCGATTGTGGAACAATGCGGCGACAAATTGTTGTCGTGGCAGACGGATGACGTCCCGGATTGTCGCAATGCGCTGCAATTTTTTGACGGCCCGGAACGGGTTTTTGAAAAATACATGTCCCTCTTTCCAGACAAGTACGAAAAATACATGGCCATGAGTTTTAGTAAATTGAGGGCATTGGTTCCGCGTTTTCCGTCGTCAAAGTGCAAGCAGTTGGTGATAGGTGCTGGCGAAGACATTGTGCTGTACATTGCCATCAACGATAAATACGTTAGTGCAAGTAAACCGCCACCATTTACCCTGTATATGCCGGGAACATGGACGCATGACAATAACCGGTTATTTATGCAGTGCGGTGTGCGGCATTTACTGAATGCATGCGCCGCTAACCAGCACTATTTGCGCATATTGTTACCAAAGGACCTCAACCGGTTATTGAATGCCGACGGCGAACCGCGAATTTCATTTTTAGAGATGATGACAGTATCTAAATACATGGATGACATGCATTTGCCCGCATTTTTGCTGAAAACGCCTGCGCGGTTTGATTATGATATCGTGTTTATTTGATTTTTGTTTGATGTTGGGGTTGGACAACGCCAACAAACCACAAAAAAAATGTTTATGCGCAATAACGGTTTAAACAGACGCGTCATTATTTGTAATAACGCGTCCAAAAGTAATCCAAAATCATTTAATCCATCTAAATCTAGAGTGCAAATGTGCGCAAATTACACCACGCAGAATGATTTGCTCATGTCAAATTTGATGAAGTTTTATGCCGAGGACAACAACTTGGAAAAAATGCTGCGGATCATCAACGGGGAGTCGCCCATTTCGCTCCGCATCATTGACTGGTTTGCCACGAATTACGCCAAGAAGTTCTTCACCGTGTACGATGCGGGGCCGAACCGGCGCTTCAAGGTGTATGTGGACTACAAGCTGAAGTTGAAGGCGTACAGCAAGCGCCGGTTTGACCCGTTTTGCCGGTGGGACCGCATCACGATTCCGTATGTGAACGGCACCTTCATTCAGACCACGATTGGGCAGCTGAACTTCTTCAAGTGGGCGCTGGAAAACGGGGTGGTTGCCTACATTGAATCCCACTATGGGACCATAGAGGACGACATGAACGCGCGCAACAGCACGTCGCGTCGGAACAATGGGATTGCGGATGCGGATGCGGATGCGGACGCGGTGGATGCTGTGGATGCTGTGGATGCTGTGGACAACAGCGCAAGCAATAAGTCCACCACCACCACCACCAACACCAACAAAACCCGTAAGAAGCGCGAGGAGTTGAGCATTTCCGCCACCAAGAGCATTAAGAAGGAGACGGTGGACATTGTGGTGTCATTCAATTGAACAAAATGCAAAATGCAATGAAATGCAATTAAAGTCAATCTCTCATTGTGGTGCAGAGATGGACGCGGCAACAAACGCAACAGACCAGGCGCTGAAGGTGATTCCGTACACGGCCACGTCGCTGTCGGTTATCGGGCGCATGATATTCATGTTTTTGTTGTATAAAAATAAGAGCACCAACAGCTTGTCCCTGTTGTTCTGTTTTTTGAGCATTGTGTCGTCCAGCATGTGGATTTATTACAGCGTGCAAATGAACGACACGCCGTTAATAACCCGAAGCAGCACGGAAATAACGCTGCTGTTTCTCTCGGCAATCTACATCATCAAGAACAAGGTTTCGCAGCGTCAAGCGCAACTGCAGCACATTGAGTTGCATTGAATCTATGAAAAATCCGGAACCGCGAGACGTTTGTCATTCCCGTCTGGATAGAACCCCCCGTATTTGCTATATGCGCTCAGTTTATCGCGCGCTTGCAAGAGTTCCGGATGTTTGCGATGTTCATACGTTTCACCGGTGAATTCGCTTTTGTACAACGGGTTGTATTTTATTTTTTTCAACATCCACAATCCCGCCTTTATATCTTCCGGATCATCTCCCCATGCGCCCCTTTTTATTTCTGCACTGAGTTGTTTTTTAACATCGGTGCTCATCGTGGCAGAAACGCGTTGTTTGCGGCATTTGGACAGTTTTACATTCCATTTGCACACAGCGTTTCCGGCACAATTGCCCTCGGACTTTAAGGAGGGGCAGATGGAGCGAGTGCCGCCGCCGCCCTTGCGTCGGGAACGAAGGTTCAATCGTTTCGTAATTGCCATTATTTATATTTATATAGTTGCAATTTATTATTTTTGAAATCAAATGTTATATATATTGCAACTCTCACAAATAAAATAAAATGACATCGGGTGTTCGCGTTCCGGTGCGTTATGTTCCGCGCACGTTGTCGCGCAAGGACCGACGCAAGCAGATTGCCATGTTGAAGCGGTCGCGCCGGTTGTACAAGCGCGGCGAATACTATGGGCGCACAGCGAAACTGAAGTCGTATCCGCACGTGGCGTCCAAGCACACCGATGTGGCGCGTCGCATGTACCACGTGGAAAAAATCGTGCCAAACGCGGCGCTGGCCAATGCAACCGGATGCTCGGTTGGCTCATTACATAAGATTGTCAAGAAGGGGGAGGGCGCATTTTATTCGTCGGGGTCGCGCCCCAACCAAAGCCCGCAGTCGTGGGGGTACGCCCGACTGGCCAGCGCGATCACGGGCGGCAAGGCGGCTGGGGTGGATTACGCCATTTTACAAAATGGGTGCAAACCGAATAGTCGGGCGCTGCGCCTGGCCCGAACTGCAAAAAAGGGAGCCGCGCGCAAAATCAGCATTTAAGCGAAAATCATGTGGCCGAATATGATATTAAAGCATCGCATTGTCTTATTGTTATTGAATAAGGCGACGAAGGCGAAGGCAATCGCGGTGTTTCAGGGTAAATTGAAGGGCAGTCACGTGTCATTCAAACAGGACGACCCGTTTTCTGCGGTGAAGGTGTCGGGCCACATTGAAAACTTGGCACCGGGCAAGCACGGGTTTCACGTGCACCAGTTCGGCAACTTGTTGAGCAGCGACTGCACCAGCTGCGGCGGGCATTTCAACCCGACGAATGCGAATCACGGGTCGCGCACCGGTGCAAGCTCGCACGCGGGGGATTTCGGCAACATTACGGCCACAAAAGAGCATTTCAGCACGTTTTATTTTTCCACCAACAAGGTCTCTCTGTTTGAGGGGGAGCTCTCCATCATCGGGCGGTCGCTTGTCGTCCACGAGGACGAGGACGACCTGGGGAAAGGCGGACACTCGGATTCGCTGACCACCGGGCACGCGGGGAAGCGGCTGGACTGCGCGGTCATTGGGTATGACAAGGAATAAGGCCTACGGAATAATGAATGCGCGCGAAAAATAAATTAAATACATCACTACCATTTAATTTATTACATTACAATTCAAATTACCCCCTACCCCTTATAAATGAAGTGATGGGTTCCGGCGCATCCATTTTGAAGGTGAATTACGAGGACATCCAGTGCATATGTCGGACGGCGAACCCGCTGGACCAGCACAAGTATTCCAATTATTACGCGGCGTCGCATCCGTGGCTGTTAATTAATACGCTGCCGCCGGGAATGCAGGGGTGCCTGATTCCGGGCACGCTGCCAATAGAAGAAGAAGAGGTGTCCATGAACGCCATGCTGTTGGAACCGAAGGGGAAGGACCGAGAGATCATCGTGTACGGGAAAAACGCGAACGACGACACGGTGCATAAAAAATACCAGCAGCTCCTACAGCTGGGGTTCAAAAACGTGCGCGTGTATCCGGGCGGCATGTTTGAGTGGCTGCTGTTGCAGGACATTTACGGCGCGGCCAGTTTTCCTACTACAACCAAGGAGCTGGACATTCTGAAATACAAGCCGCCATCCCTGCGGCAAAAGTTGTTGACGAATTGACCCGCCAAAATAAAAAAAATTAAATGACACGCGTATTGTATATTGTGTGGTCCCATCATCCTCGTCAAAAAAACATGCATCCAAAATTAAGTGGGAGAAAGCGCCGATTGCGAAGCAAAGGAGGCGCAAAAACGAAGCGAATGAAGCGAATGAAGCAAACGAAGCAAACGAAACGAATGAAGGGAGGGTTGGGCCCATATGATTCCCTCGAAATACATATGCCCGAAAGATATTCATTTAGAAAACCGTCGATGATTGATGAGTTTAAATTGCATGTATTTGGATCGGACGATCAACGTGTTGCATGGGAAACGTTATTGACTGAATGCAACAACCGCGGAGTGCCAGTATACATTCTTTCTGCTGGCGACAAAATCGGAATTATAAGAATGTTGCAATTGATGAACTTAGATCACGCATTTGAAGAAGTGTTATGTACAAATCCTAATGAAAATACAAAACCTAATGAACAACCAAATCCTGAGTCAGATAATGGATTACATAATTTTCAAGGATACACAAAATATAATGTGATAAGAGCCATTTTGAGAGAAAATTATGACATCCCTGCACCTGGATGCTTGATGGATGATAACCCAAACAACGCCATTGACCAAGACAAAGCCAGCACCATAAAATTTGTAAATGTCCACACGGTTGAACAAACCCCCACTAAACAACCAGGCAATATTTTTTATAGTTTTATTGTTGACAATAAGTCGTTACAGTTACAACCATTAATAGCATCGCGATGGTTTGCGGATGTGGACGTGATAAATTACGTCACTGAGTTGGTGATAAATGGTACTTATAAAATAGTGTTCATAGATTTTGACCGAACATTTCAACAATGGTCTGGAGCGATTCCATTTTGGAGAAGTAATGTTATAGCTGCTTTCCACGACAGGTTCAAAATCAGTACGACTCGTTTATACCGTTTATACTAAGATGTTTGCGTGCATTCAAAATTCATATATTTGCGGGCTGTATTATATTATAGACATGTTTATAGTAGTATACCACTACAATCATTCCATCCATGCAACCCTCGGCCATCATGTTTCATTGGACCGCCTGCATTGGATTCATTCAGAGCCTGTTTTTAGCGGTCGTGCATCCGCCGACGCTGATGCGCGCGGTGTACACCGGTTCCGCGTTCGTCAATGTGTATTATTACGGCTTGAGCGCGCAGCTGCACGAGCCGAGCCGCCAAACCATGCGGCTCTACGTGCCCGACGACGAGCACCACACCCTCCGACTGTCCCGTGCGGCCAAATGGGGCAGCCGCGGCCTGCATGTTGCGTGTGTTGCGATGGACGTTGCATACATTGTCGTTGTATCCGATTACGACATTTGGCTCACCATGATGATGTTCATTGCGGTCGGGTTCTATCCCGCGATGAAACTGTTGCGCTGGTGCGCGCCCGACATCAACACCGCCGTTGCGCAGCGCCTTTTGAATCCCCAGCATGGCACCCAGCAAACAACCCATGCCCACACCGATTATTCGCTGCTGGACGACAGCGACCATCGCAATGCGGCGCAGCAGCGCTTCATGCTGAAACAGGTGCCGCGCATGCTGGCCATGATTGCGCTGGCCGCGTGTCACATGGCGCTCATGCTGGACGTGCGAACGTCGTGCACCAATGCAACGAATGCATCCGACATTTTTAAGTGGCTATGTTTTTAGCTTTTTTTAATATTGCAATATATTATTTGGAATACATTGCATCACATACATAGATCACAATAAAAAAATGCCTTCAGTAAGACGGGCAAGGTCTTCATGGACAAAGAGGAGACGGTCAAGGTCTTCATTGGAACGGACAAGGCGGACAAGGTCGGAAGGAGACCTAACCCTAGAAAAATATATTAGAGATTTGAATAAGTACATAGATGATGAAACCGCAAACAGAATTGAACACGTGTTGGGGAAACGATATGCTGGCAGCGTAAGATTGTATAAGTTTCCCAATGCAAAATGCGAAGAGATCAAGGCATACAAAGTACTAGAAGAAAATAAGGCTGCATGGATAAAACAATTATTGAGAGAGATTAAATCAAATGAAGTAAAAGAATCAATATTCGAATATTCACAAAATCCTAAAACCAGTAAATTAATCACAAAAGACATAGATTTTAATGCATTGGCGATAATATCACACAAATTGGCAGAAAAGTTTGCGAGAGATAGTGGTGATTTTGAAGTAGGACCATTGAGTGCGACACATTTAGTAGAATTTCACACGTATGCAATGATGCAAATAACAAACCAACTAGGATCGTTGGAAAAGCACACTGATGATTTTATGGATTCAAAAATAATAACGATGATATGGTATTTAATTAAAGATAAAGATGTGAAAGGAGGAAACATTGCGTTTTATGCTCCATCCCTTTCAACACTAACACCCGAACAAATTGCGGAATATTATCGTTTACACGGTGTTGTGCCACCAGAAACCCAAGACCGTGAAGTAAAACTAAATTTATGGGAACAAATGGGTTATGCAAATGCAAGAGAGAACTGCGTGTGTCTAATATTTAAGGGAAATGTTGAGCATTCCCCAGAACACATGAGCGGAACAGGAGAAAGGTCGGCAATCGTTTTTCAGTTTATAAGAATAGACAAACCAGCCGGACCAACCAAAGGTGGAAAAAAAAACACTAGCGGCGGGAAACCCATCAAGTATTGAATCACTGAATTTCAGCAATGAAGCGCATGATTTCTTCCACACGGTTGTCTCCAATTTCCGGATTGGCGTCAATCACCAGTTTTTTGCACGTAACGGTGTCGCCATGGATCCACGCGTCGTGATAGTCGTGGCACTTCTGCACGTATTCCAGCGGGATGGTTTCGCCCTCGCGGCCTCGTTTCGTGATGCGCTGCATGCACGTCTCGGGATCCGCGCGAATGTAGACGAGGCCAGCAACCGGCAAGTCGCGCACAAACTCGTCAAACCACATGGTGTAAATGGCGTGCTCGTCGTGTGCAATGTCGCCGCTGTCGTAGAGCATTTTGGCGAAGATGTTGCGGTCGGTGTCAACGCTGCGTTCGGTAATAATGATGCGACAGCGCCCAGCATGCTTGCGAACCGTTGCGCGTAGAAGCGCCAGGCGCGAAATGTAGGCCATCATTTGAAATCGGAACGCAAACGCCTTTTTGTCCTTGTAGAAATTGGTCAAGATGGGCACTCCGTCGGAGTCCTTGACCTGGCGCCACGAATCCACGGGCTCCTCCACGAAGTGCACGTCGTCACGCCCCGCATACGCTTCCTTCAGCATGTCCCACGTGGTGGACTTGCCGGAGCCGATGTTGCCGTCAATGCTCACAAGCAGGGGCGGGCTCACAAGCAACGGCGGTTGCGGGCTCACAAGCAGGGGCTGCGGGCTCACAAGCAGGGGCGGTTGCGATTGTTGCGATTGTTGCGATTGTTGCGATTGTTGCGTTTGTTGCGATTGTTGCGTTTGTTCTTGAGTCATTGTAAGATGTGAGAACGGTATGTTCTTATTGCTGCATTCGTTTTAATTGGGTTAAACCAAAATCAATTTTTCGGGATAACCCACCCGCATAAACATTTTGCGAATGCACTTAAAGAGACGGCGACACAGTTTTATAACTGGTGGTTGCCTTCAAAACATGGATTTTACGCAGGGCAAATTAACGAAGAGCGAGTGGGACAGCGTGGAGGTTCCCGATTCGTACGACGAGCAGCAAATTTACAAGCTCATAAAGGACGGGTATCGTGACGTGAACATTGTGCAGAACCCCAACCAGACGTTGATGCAGTACATGAAAATTGCGCCGTCGGAAGAAATGCACGCCCACATGTACGCGACGTACTTCAAGCAGCACGTGGACGAGATGTGCGAGGCGTTCGCCCTGCCGTGCAATGCGGACCCCGACACAGCCAAGAAACAGATGATGGTGAAAAAGGCGGACCTCATCCGCATTCAAAACACGACCAGCAATTTGGAGGATCAGAAAACAAAGATATTTGAGTTTGTGTTGCTGGGGTTGTCCTTGAACCTTTTGAACAGCAAGTTCCCCCACATGTATCCGCACTGGAGGGCGCACCTGCAAGACGTGTCTGAAACGAAAAAGAAGCGCGCGCCGCCACTCCCGCCCCCTGTGCCCAGCCGCCCCAAGTGGATGTATTATTATTACAGCATTTGCCTGCTTCGGCGCAACCGCATTGAGCAGATGAACCCGCACGTGAACGCGTTCATTGACCGCGTGACGAATTTGGTGGAGCCGGATTTTGACCCGGCGGCATTCATCGCCAAGGCCCACGAATACGTGGAAAAAAACGAGTTTGTGTTCAAGTGCGGCGACGTGAAGCTGTACGAGCACCAGAAGCAGATTTTCACAGTGTTCAAAGACGACACCGCGCCCAAGCTGGTGCTCTACATTGCGCCCACCGGCACGGGCAAGACGCTGACCCCCATCGGACTCAGCGAGCAGTACCGCGTGATTTTCGTGTGCGCCGCGCGCCACGTGGGGTTGGCGCTGGCCAAGGCCTGCATTTCCGCGAAGAAGCGCATCGCGTTTGCGTTCGGGTGCGGCAGCGTGGACAACATTCGCCTGCATTATTACGCGGCCAAGGACGTGGTGCGCGACCGCCGCACGGGCGGCATCCGCCGGGTGGACAACAGCGTGGGCGACAATGTGGAGATCATGATCTGCGACATCAAGTCGTACCGGCACGCCATGTACTACATGAACGCGTTCAACCCGCTCAATAAATTATTACTGTATTGGGACGAGCCCACCATCACCATGGACTACGCCGAGCACGAGTTTCACGAGGTCATCAAGGCCAACTGGGCGGAGAACATTGTGCCGAACGTGGTGCTGTCGTCGGCCACGCTGCCGCAGGAGGCCGAGATGGCGTCCACGATCATGAATTTCCAGGCGCGGTTTTTGGGCGCTCAGGTGCACAGCATTGTGAGCCACGACTGCCAGAAAACCATTTCCTTGGTGAACAAGGACGGGTATGTGCAGCTGCCGCACCTCATGTTCAGCGCGTATGACGAAATGCGGGCGTCGGCGGCGCACTGTCGCGGCCACAAAACGCTGCTGCGCTACTTTGATTTGCGCGAGGTGGTGAAATTCATTGCGCACGTGAACGAGGGCCGGCTCTGGACGTCGGCGCGCTACGCCGTGGAGCGGCATTTTGCGGACATTGCCGACATCAACATGACGAACATCAAGGCGTACTACTTGGAGCTGCTGGAAAACGTGCAGGCGGACCGGTGGCCGGATGTGTGGGCGCACTTCCAGGCGCAGCGCACGCGCATGCACGCGTCCAATGTGAATTTTGCGGCGCAGGACGCGCACACGCTGACGTGCGGTCCGACGCTGTTTTTGGCGAACGATGTGGAGAAGATCGGCAAGTTTGCGCTGCAGAGTGCGCAAATTCCGGAGTGCGTGATGGACGACTTGATGGGCATCATTGACCACAACAACGCCATCAAGGACGCGATGGCGGAGCTGGAGCGCGAGATTGAGGACAAAATGGAGGAGGGCACCAACGATAAAGACAAGGACGGCAAGGACGGCAAGGACAAAAAATACGGCAAGAAGGTGGACGACATGCGGTTCAGCCCCGAAGTCAAGCGGCTGCAAGAAAAGATGGACGACTTGCGGCAGCAGGTGAAGTGGGGGGCGTTGAACGACATGTTTGTGCCGAACCGGGCGGAGCACTTGAAGCGGTGGGCGCCGCATCTGACGGACGAAGCGAGTGCATCCGCGAGCCCGTTCACCTCGCAGGTGGAGCCCGAGGACGTGGAGCGCATCATGGTGCTGCCGGTTGAAAACATTTGGAAGGTGCTGCTGATGATGGGCATTGGGGTGATGATGGAACATCATTCCGATAAGTACACGGAGATCATGAAGGAGCTGGCGCAGAACCAGCGGCTGTACTTGATCATTGCGTCCACGGATTACATTTACGGCACGAATTACCAGTTTTGTCACGGCTATTTGGGCAAAGACTTGAGCGACATCAGCCAAGAAAAAATCATTCAGGCGCTGGGACGCATCGGGCGCAACAAGCTGCAGCAGGAGTACAGCATCCGGTTCCGCGACGACGCGCACTTGGTGCAGATTTTTCAGGCGTCGGCGACGGCCAAGCCGGAGGTGGTGAACATGGCGCGCCTGTTTTCAGGAGTGCCATAGGGATCATGCACTCGTAAAAAATTATATATTATAATAATATCAATTAAATTTCACAATGAAAACAAGGCGACGAAATGGTTTTAAACAAAGAACTGTAAAAATGTCAATGAAAGGTGGCGGGAAAAAGCGCTTCACTAAAAAGGTTGATGGTGAAGAAGGGATTTATGAAGGGGAATTCAATGACAAAGGTGAAAGACATGGCAAAGGAATCATGCATTATACAGCCGATGATGTATTTTATGAAGGCGATTGGAAAAACGATAAAATAAATGGAAATGGTAAATTTAAATTTACAGATGGAGAAAATTCACAATCATATGAAGGTGAATTTAAGAATAATGAATTCCATGGCTACGGAATTTACACAGACATAGACCGGAACAACCGATTTACTTACCGCGGTGAGTTTGCAAATGGCAAAAGAAACGGAATGGGGTATACGACGACAACAAGTGCAATGGGACATGGAACGACATATGGAGAACATGTGAATGATGTGTTTGTAAAAGGTACTGGCAAACGATTTTTGAAAGATGTAAAGGAAGAGGGTGATTTTGAAAACAACACCCTTGTAAAAGGCACAAAATATTATAATAATCATATGATTGAAGAGGGTGATTTTGAAAACGGCGAGATTATAAATGGCAAAACAACTTGGCCGGATGGAACTGTGTATGTGGGCACATACAATAAACAAGGAGACCCGGATGGTGTAGGCACACTTGTGGGGAAGTTTAAATATCATGGCGAATACCAAAACGGCAAAATGTCCGGAATTGGTGTGCTTACATACCCTAATGGAAGTGTGTATGAAGGACAATTAAAAAATGATAAAATGGATGGAATGGGAAAATTAACTCTTCCCAACGGAACCACAACAATTGGTCGTTTTCATCACAACCAACCGTCTCCCGACGTTGTCGTGTTGAGTGCGGCCCAAAATTCTATTTTCACAGAACTAGGTCCAGCAAGAAGTGTTTTTTCCAGAACACATAAAAGAGGACCTAGACGAAAGTAAACGCAGCTCCGGATGCAATTAACTCCCGCACGTGCTCGTCAAATTGTTGCGGTGTCATACCTGGGGCTGCGAAAATTTCATGCTGGGCGGCATCATTGTTCCATTGGCCCACTATTTTTTTGGTTTCTGGGTCGTGCAGGGTGGAGAAGGGTTGGTCGGGCAGCTTGCAAAGGAGGTATTTTTGGCCGTTGATTTCAATGGGACAAAATGAAGACATGGATTGCGTTGATTGCATGGATTGCGTTGATTGGTGTTGATTGGTGTTGATTGATGTTGATTGTGTTGTCTTTTGTATAGCAATCAATTTTTTATATTAATTTTCGTAAAAAATAAATATAAACACATCAACCAATCAAACAATATCACACCATGAACGACAACGAACTACGAAAATTCCAGTGCGCAAATTGTCGCAAATCCAAGCTTGTGCTGAAAAAGGTGGCGAATCAGCAGCATCACGGGTTTGCGTGCGAAGATTGCTGGGCCGCGATTGAAACCCGTCCCCGATATGGATTGGGCGGCAAGTGTTCCATGCAATAATCGGCGCGTTGCAGTTGCATTGAAAATTGTATATTATATTACATACGCAATACAACATACCATTCAAACAATGCAAACATGGCGGCCGCCTTACCCATCGGAAAATTTGAAAACGCCGCGAATAAAAACATACAGCACCATAAATCCATACGCGGTTCAAGAAACGCAACAAGAACTCAACCAAGCGTCGCAGCAACCGTCGCAACAACAGATGCAACAAGAACTCAAACATTCAAAACGAGAGAATAACAGTGATAAAATTTACGAACGCGGGCTAACTCCGCAAGTGGGCATGAATCCCTTTTTGCAAGGCAACTATTTGCAGGATTTAGAAACCCAGAACGAGTTTTTAAAACCGATGAACTCCAGCCTTACATCCAGTAAGAGCAGTTAATAGTTAATATGCGTTGCAAGTAAATTGAAAAAAAATGACCCGATGTCGGTTCAAAAAATGTATGGAAATGAAAAAAATTGAATTACTTTTCATTTTCATTGTGCATTGTTTCAGTTCAGCTCAGCGGATTTACACATCATGAAACATTTGAAACATTCTCAACTCGGCATTGTGGCTGGCAGTCCGGCATTGCTCGGCCGGCATCTTCTGGAGGTTCAGCGGGAGTTTGACGCGTGCGTTGCAAAGGCTTCGGATGACATGCGCCGCAAACATGCATTGTCCATTACGGCGCTGTTGAAGGACATTCGCGCTCATCGCAAAATGGTCGTTCGGACAGTGCAAGTTCAACGTGCGCAAATCAACAAGTACCGGAAAAGCATTCATGACGGGCGCAAAATTGTGAAACGCGGCGCACCGGCTTCACTTGAATCGGTTACCATGGAAACCATGATACAAATGACACTGCGTGTCATCCAAGACCTCAAAGACATGATACCCGATCTGATTCAGCCACTCGTCCAACGGATTCATGCCAACCTTCGCAAACTGCAGGATCGCATGCTGCTGTTCAAACATGCGACCATACAACATGACCAACCTAATCCAATATAACCTAACCCTAAACAACAAAACAAAATAAAACAACAAAACAAACCAAAACAAACCAAAACAAAACAAAACAAAACAAAAAAAAAGAAAAAAACGTAACCCAATAAAATAGGGTTATGTTTTTTATGTTTTTATGACGCATTCACCGACGCCGACGTTGCGTATGGTTGGCGCGTTTTCTTTTTTTCCCACCGCTGCTGCTTCTGCTGCTGCTTCTGCTGCTTCTGCGTCTTTTCACGGGATTGCTACTGCTGCTGCTGCTGCTGCTTCTCTTTCTCGTGGGCTTGCTGCTGCTGCTCATGCTGCTTCTGTCCTCATGAAACTCATGAAAATAGATTAGAATCTTTCTCTCATTATATTGCACTAATAATGCACAGTGATTTGGTTGCGTCGTAATCTCCGATCCACCGAATATTGTAGTGACATTGAGATTGCCATTGGCATCTATACTATTCACTTTACAAACATTGTTGGAAAAACTCACTTGCTTCGTGCGGTTGTAGGTGTGGACAGCGGCATGACCGCCATAAACCACGACTATGTCATCCTTTTTGAAATTAAAATTTGGATTTGGCATATAATACACAAATGGAGTTTTACCTGTAAGTGGACTTAAGGCATCTTCTGCGCCTGCGCGTTTTACCTCACGTTCTTGCTTTTTAATATCATTAACTAGCATTTTAAATTCGTCTTTTCTTGCACCTGCATAGATGTGCCTGATGCTGGCCTTGATGCTGGCACTAGCTGGTTTATTTTGATCAAATGCGTGTTGAAGCATGACCCAATTTGCATTGCTATAATCCCGCGCATCGAAAAATGAAACACGTTCAATCATGATTTATACAATAAAGAGAGAAAAAAAAATATTTACATTAACAGTCAAATAATATAAAACCATTCACGCAATACATTATAATGCAAGCAAAAATGCAACCGAATCACGACGTGGAACAGGACATGCGCGTCATAAAGCGCAGCGGTGAGCACGAAGTCATCGCATTTGACAAGATACTGGCCCGCATTCGGAACGTGGGCCAGCAGGCCGGCATTGCCGCGGTAAACTACACCGCCCTCGCCATGAAGGTGATTGACCAGCTGTACGACGGCATCCCCACGACGAAAATAGACGAGCTCACGGCGGAGCAGTGCGCCACCATGGCCACGCAGCACCCCGACTACGGCACGCTGGCCGCCTACATCATCGTGTCCAACCACCACAAAAACACGCCGTCCACGTTCTACGAGGCCATGCGCCAGTTGCACGAGTTCAGGGACGTGCGCGACCAGCCGTCGCCCCTCATCGGCGACGAGTTCTGGGCCGTCGTTTGCACACATCGCGACGAGCTGGAGGCCATGGTTGACGTGTCGCGTGACTTTCTCATTGACTACTTCGGGTTCAAGACGCTGGAGCGCGCGTATTTGATGCGCACGAACGGCACAACGGTGGAGCGCCCGCAGTACATGTGGCTGCGTGTGTCGGTGGGGATACACGGTGCGGATTTGTGCAAGGTGCGCACCACGTACGACTTGATGTCGCAGAAGTACTTCACGCACGCCACGCCCACGCTGTTCAACGCGGGCACGCTGAAGCCGCAGCTGAGCAGCTGCTACTTGATTGCGATGGAGAGCGACAGCATTGAGGGCATTTTCAACACGCTGAAGGAGTGCGCCAACATTTCCAAGCACGCGGGGGGGATTGGCGTGCACGTGCACAACATTCGGGCGTCGGGGAGCCACATTCGCGGGACGAACGGCGTGTCCAACGGGCTGGTGCCCATGCTGCGCGTGTTTAATAACACGGCGCGCTACATTGACCAGGGCGGCAAGCGCAGCGGCACGATTGCGGTGTATTTGGAGCCGTGGCACGCGGACATTACGCACTTTTTGGAGATGAAGATGAACCACGGCGACGAGGACGCCAAGGGGCGCGATCTGTTTTACGCGCTGTGGGTGCCGGACCTCTTCATGCGCCGCGTGAAGGCGGACGCGGAGTGGAGCCTGTTTTGCCCGGACGTGTGTCCCGGGTTGTCGGACGTGTACGGCGACGAGTTTGACGCGCTGTATGCCAAGTACGAAGCGGAGGGGCGGCATCGGGGCAAGGTGAAGGCGCGCGACCTGTGGTTCCGCATCCTGGACAGCCAGATGGAGACGGGCACGCCGTACTTGTGCTACAAGGACGCCGTCAATCGGAAGACGAACCAGAAGAACGTGGGCATCATTCGGTCGTCCAACCTGTGTTCGGAGATCATGGAGTACTCGGACGACGCGGAGACGGCGGTGTGCAACTTGGCCAGCATTGCGCTGAACCGGTTCATAGCGGGGAACCAAGGTGCCAAGCATTGCGCCCCGCACCCCTCCTTCACGAGGAACCAACCGCACACAACGTCTCGGGACGAGACGTGCCTTGGCACCTCCGCTAAGCTGCCTTCCTCCAATGAAGAAGATGGGTGCGAGGGGGTGCGGGGGGCGCTTGCCGCCCCCCGGTTTGACTTTGACAAGCTGCACGAGGTGACGCGCATCGTCACGGAAAATTTGAACCGCGTGATTGACGTGAATTATTACCCCACGCCGAAGACGCGCGTGAGCAACATGGCGCACCGGCCCATCGGCATCGGGATCCAAGGTCTGGCCGACACGTTCATGCTGCTGGACCTGGCGTTCAGCAGCGACGAGGCGCGCGTGTTGAACCGGCGTATTTTTGAGACCATGTATCACGCCGCGCTGACGGCGTCGTGCGACTTGGCGGAGAAGGACGGGCCTTACAGCACGTTCGCGGGGTCGCCCGCATCGCAGGGCATTCTGCAGTACGACATGTGGGGCGTGGAGCCCGAGGCAGGACGGTATGACTGGGCCGCCTTGAAGGCGCGCATTGTGAAGCACGGCTTAAGGAATTCGCTGCTTTTAGCGCCCATGCCCACCGCCAGCACGTCGCAGATTCTGGGCAACACGGAGTGCTTTGAGCCGATTTCCAGCAACATTTACACGCGGCGCACCATGGCGGGCGAGTTCATTTTGGTGAACCGGCACTTGATTGCGGATTTGCAGGCGGTGGGGCTGTGGAACGAGGGCGTGAAAAACAACATCGTGGCGAACAAGGGCAGCGTGCAGCACATTGGCGGGCTGAGCGAGCACTTGAAGCGCAAGTACTGCACGGTGTGGGAGATCCCGATGAAGCACGTCATTGACATGGCGGCGGATCGGGGCGCGTTCATTTGCCAGAGCCAGAGCATGAACCTGTGGATGGAGGACCCGAACTACGCGGCGCTCACGTCCATGCACTTTTACGCGTGGTCCAAGGGGCTGAAGACGGGCATGTACTACTTGAGGCGCAAGGCGAGGCACCAGCCGCAGCAGTTCACCATTGAGCCCGAGTCCAAAAAGGGAGAAAAGGGAGAAAAGGGAGAAAATGAGGACGAGGGATGCACGATGTGCTCGGCTTAGATGTAAAAAAAAATAATGTTCCGAACATCTACAAAAAAAATACAAAAAAAAATAAATATAAATGCTGAATGTATTTGTATTTATATGTGCATTGTGCATTGCAATGAATGAACCATTTTTGTTACGGCAGCCAGCAGCCCGTTCAAACCGAATGGACCGGTTGCCGCCCGAGTTTTTGATGCCGGTGCCGTTTTGTGAATTTATGTGCGATCAGATGTATTGGGTGTTTTGCAAATGTGCGTGCTTGTGCGATGACGGTGATTAGATCGGAATTGTGGGTTTGGGTGGCGACGGCATTTCGTTCATGTCGCCGAATTCGCCGAGTTCGTCGCGCTCGCACTCAATGGTGCAGTGATTGCGGAACAGTGCGCGGAATTCGCGGCTGCTGCGGCACAAATCGGCATTGTACATCAGCATGTGGTAGCAGCGCAGCGTGACGATGGTGTCAATCTTGGAGTTGTGCGCATTTTTAGGCACGCGCTGGAACAGGTGCTCGTGCAGCTCCAGCAGTTTGGGCCACTTGTAGCCCATGCCATGCGGCGACGGCAGCTTGCACAAATTGGTGCCGACCCGCATGGTGCAATAAGAGCTCGGGAAATGCAGCGTCATTCGGTTGCGCTGGGCCTCCATTTGCAGCATGCTGCTGTCAAACTCGTAATTGTGTGCGACGCACTTGCCGCACTGCATGAGCACCGTCTTGAAATCAAACAGCGCGATGCGGATATCCAACCCGCGTTGCAGCGACATTTCGCGCGTGATGCCGTGAATGGCCACGCTTTCATCGGGCAGCGGAATGTGTGTGCCGAGACTGATGATGACGTCCTTGAAATCCTGTATTTTATCGGTTTCGGTGTCGTAGATGAGGTAGCTGAGCTGAACAATGTGTGGCCATTCTGCGGGGTTCATGCACTGGCGATTCTTGGGAGGCAGGCCGGTGGTTTCGGTGTCAAATACCATGATCTTCATTTTGTTTCTGAGTGGATTGATTGATTGATTGTTTGCGGGATTGTTTGCGGTTGTTGTTGCTGTTGTTGGTTTAAATTCAGTCATTTTGCAATCAATTTTTAATGGAATGCATAAATATAAAAATAATATACCATAATTTATATATAGTTCATAAATTATAGGATTTCTCTCAAATATGAATCTTACAAAGGTGCATTTGTTCGTGATACTGCTTTTAGCGCTGGTGCTTTGCTCCTTTCTGGGCGGGTCTTGCGGGGATGCCGGTTTAGAGGGGTTCAACAACAACAGCAGCAACAGCCAATATTCCGACCAGTTTTCAAGTTACGGTAATATGTATTCAGCCGACAAGAAGTATGCCAAGGGTCAGGATGTGTTGTATGACCGCAAGGACAAACCCCTCGCCCCCGAGGAGGGCGACAACGACAACGATGATCAAAAGTTTGCCCCATTTTCGGCGGGCTCAGGCGCAAGCGGAGCATCAAGTGTAAGCGGAGCATCAAGTGCAAGCGGATCAGGCATTCCCGCTAGCCAAATCATTCCTGGACAGGAGGACATGTACATTTTGAAGTCCAGCATCGTTCCGCCGGTTTGCCCCGTGTGCCCGGCGGTCAGGTGTAACAATAATAAGAACAGCACGCCGGCCAAATGCCCGCCATGCCCGCCGTGTGCGCGCTGTCCCGAACCCTCGTTTGAATGCAAGAAGGTTCCGAATTACAGCATGACCGACAACAACGCCCTGCCGCGCCCGGTGATGAGCAGTTTCAGTCAGTTTGGGTTGTAATTGCAATCCTCATCGTTGCTTTATGCACTGGCTGTCAATGGACAGCGATTCGGCGCGTGCATCCTGCGGGATGATTTTGAGCACGCACTTGGAGTGCTTTCCGTAAAGCGGTTCGGTGCAGCCCTTGTGTTGCTTGTGTTTCCGGGTTTTT